TAAGGTCGGGTATTCAATATCAACACCACACCCACAGTTATTGCAGGTGTATGTGATTGACCGCTGTTGGTGGTGGCATACCGGACATTCATGATTAGGATCCACATCCACCTTCGTCTGCAAAATCTCAGCCTCGCTGTACTTGTCGCAAGCTGCCTTCAGTCTCTCAACAGTCTCACCCAGCCTATCTATGCGGTCTGCTTTAGCTGCACAACTGTCGCTCAGGGTTTCGACTTCAGCAATCAAAGCGTCAATGGTGCCAAGCACCGTGCTCAGTAAAGGCAAGTCTCCCTTTCGCAGCCGCTGGGCTACTGCTTTAGCTTGGGTTAGGTCAGTCATTTACGCTCCACAGCTTGAGTGATTCGGTAGCTTGTCTGTGCGTCAAGCCCCTTCAAAGGATTGAGTGGGTTGTTCTGGCAATAACGCAAAGCAACAACACCGCCACTCATAACTGCGTTGTCAATTACCTTTGCCACCGCTGCATCACTTACGCTAAATGCCCACACATTGCCGCCACGGGTTCCACCTTCAGCGCCAGCTTTCAGCTTCACACCTTCCATCACAAGTTCACCTTCCCAAGATTTCGTCATAAAACCTTTGACTGAAAACTTCTGCACTGTGCCAACCCTTACGCCTTCGCTGTAGCAATCAGCTTGTGCAGCCATAGAGATAAACGCCGCCGCTATAAACGCAATCTTCTTCATAATGTTTCCTTTAGTCATTTGCTTCTTCCTTGCACACAGGCACATCACGCCATTCTTCATCACTTTGCGTAGGAAACCCATTTGGGTGGTGAATCCATCTCTGCCACTTCTGTTGCAAGATGCGGAGAGTGCGCTTCTCCCATTGGTCAGGGACTTTGCTGATTTGTTGGTTGACTTCACGCTCAACAAAGCGCAATTCATTTGTTGGTGTCATTTGCTTGCTCCTTCAATGCGCGGATTTCATCCCTGATTTCTTTCAGGGCGTCATACGTCCATTCACAGGCCAACTCACCAGAGCTTGAATTGCCAACTGGTATTCGGTACGCTTCAATCTGCTTGATTGCATCCTCCAGCCCTTGGCAGTACATCTCCCGCATCTGCTGCTCGGTGTAGAGGCTGCCTGAAGCACTCACTGCTTTGCTTGGATAAACATACCCATACGGCAGATTAGTAGTGAGTAGTTCACTCAGTTGACCAGCATTCATATAACCAAAAGGCTTAGGTAGTTTCATTTATTCGCTCCTATCACTGCCATAGCAATGGCTTTCTGTGGCGTGTCTTCTTGAGTCGCAACGTGGTTTTCAATACCGTATGTGTGCCAACGCCCACCTATTAAGAAAGGAAATGCGTCATACCGTTCAGCTATCGGGCCAATGACGTTCCAATCTGTGTATGAAAATAGCCGCCACATACCGTTATGTGATACCCAGCATTGTTGAAGTGCAGGTGCTTCTTCGTTGGGTAATATTCGCTTCCACCCAATAGCCAGTGCCAAGGCTTTGGAAATCTCCAAATCAGTCACTTCAATATCTCCTTAGCCGCTGCTATTGCGGCATCTACTGGTGTGTACCAACGTAAAGCTACAGATTTGTGAGGCTCCAGTGCCTCAATACACTGCTTAATCACAGCTTCTTGTTGGCGCAAGAGTGCTGCTGATTCTTGGTCTGCGTAGTAGATTGAGGTGTCAAGACGGTCAGCCAGTTCAGTAGCGCGGCTCACGTTAATTCCTTAAGCAACGCTTGAAGTTGCTTGAATTTCTTAGTGCCTTCATCAGCATTATTCATTTGCTCAGTGATATCTAAAGCAGCAGTTTCAATATCATTAGCCAAATTCTTTAGCTGAAAAGAAATGTCTTTAACTTGAGTAGCCAACTTAGCAAGTTGATCAATTGGTTCTGTTTTTGGTACTGGTGTGTTCATAGGAAGAAAATCATTAAATGAATTAAGTTTTACTTTTTCAGAGGGTTTATCCACACTACCTCTAATCTCTATTCGTACAAAATACCCACGACTAGATTCAGCAATAAGCCCAGAAACAACAAGTTGATTTAGACAACCAGTAGTGTGCGAAAGAGTACTAGCCATATTCTTACGAATAAGCTCATCATGAATTTGGTGTTTATTCCAAGCACATTGAATAGGTACTGCTGAGTAGACTTTCTGTACGGTAGAACTAAGAGTCTTAAATATTGAATCAAAACGCACACTATTAATTGCCATTACAACCCCTCATCAGCAAGTGCTTCAGCCAAGATCAAACCAAACAATGAGTACTCAAGATCAGACATAAGCATGGTATTTCCATCGCTATAGATATTTACATCTTGTAGCAAGGCAAACTCTTTAATACCTTTACCTAGTGCTCTATCACGTAAAGCTGAACTAATAGGGCCATACTGAAGGTGCTTATCCTCTGGATGGATACGTTCACGCTTATCAGGATGTATTGAAACTGATCCAGTATTGAACCACTTTCTTGAACTGGGAAAGCACCACTGAATACGAGCACCACGAGCAGCAGCAAACAATAAACGGTTCATACAATTCTCCCTGCAATAACACCAAGTAAATATCCAACTGAAAAAGCCACCATAGGGTGACAAAGAACATCAAGGATCTTCTTCATTTCAAGTAATCGTTCAAACGTTTAAGAACCACGTTGAGCTTCTTAGCATCAACATGATCACCAATGACTACATTGGCTTTCTTGGTATCTGGATCAAAGTAAATAACTCGACTCAGTACCTTACGAGCAGCTTCAAGAAGCTGATCCTGTTCCTTGATTACGTTAATGGCATCTGTAGTAGCCATGAATCCAAACTCTTGCAGTTCAGATATAAGAAAACGATGTTTTTTCATTGTGATAACACCCAATAAATTACATAACCACAGCCTGCAATAGCTCCACAGATAATGCCTGTAAACACCATTGCAGCCATGTCTTCAATCCATTCACGTTCTGTTTTCATTTCTCACATTCACCCATGTGACGTTGAAACCTAGGTGAGCACTTCTGGTTTGGCTCACAAGAACTATTAATACACCTAGCAGACTTAATAGATGGTTCAGCTTTCTTCATGGAATAACCAAAAGCAATTATTAGGGTCATGAAGCCAATAACAGCTAAACCACGAACAATGAACTTACCTAGTACTGCTAGACCATCAAATAATTGCTCATCTGTCATTTGATTACTCTTTCTGGACACTCTTGTTCAAATTTAGGTGGTTGAATCCAAGGCAGATAGTCCTTAGACTGACTAGTACGCCTTAGACAAGCACCACACTGAAGTACCCAGACGTTCTTGTATGTAGGAATCCCAGGACACCTAGCTACTTCAGTTGGTTTATGGCTCATACCAAGTCTCCTGCTTATCAATCCAAGCAGACAAAGCTGCAATGGCTTGTACTAAGCTAGGGTATTTCTTAGCAAAATCCTGATGCATCTGGTTATTCCAGTTGTGTGATCCTGTTTCAAGATCACTACTGATAGCGCAAACAATATCTTGTTGCAGATCCCTAAGAGTTTCTACTTCTTCTTTAAGCATTATCTTTTCCTACTTGAAGTAGCTCCATTGCTTTAATGATTGGTTCAATACGTTCAATAAACTTCTCAATAGCTACTATTCGTTGAGTCAGTGTTGAAGCAATATTCTCATTAGAGTAACTCTTAGAGTCATATTCATACATTAATTGAGTAGCTGTAGCTACTGTCTCAGTAAGTTGCCTTTTAAGCTGTTCACTGTAATAGCTCATTTGCTTCCCCAATAAGGACGTTGCTTACCTGTATGGTCAATACTAGGCAGGTTAAATGCATCCATAGAGCCTGGACGCATAGGAGCAGGAGGATTGTGCTTCTTAGGAATATAGATACCCTGAAGAGGGCTAAGTCCAGATACTCCAGCAGAAGCACCCTTATTTCCGTGTCCACGGAAGTCTTTAGTATTGGTCATAGAAACGTTTGCTCTTCATGTAGTAATCACCCTCAACAATGAGGGCATATTGCTGATGAAGGTCATCAGCTACAGCGTTATCAACATATTTATCAAGCCACTTGGCTCGATAACCTTTGCGATCCAGAATTTCAAATTCAAATTCTGCTGGCTCAGGAGGATGAGCATCACCCATTCCTGAACCATAAACATGCATAGGTACTGCAGGGGAGTAACCCAATACATGAACAATACAAGGGATGTTATTAATCCTAGTTGTGAACTGCATTTTGTTTACCTCGGTACTTATTAATAATCTTTTGCCACATTGGGTTAATGAAATCTCTACCGTGCTTACAGTAATTAGCGTAGTAGACAATCTCATCAAAAGAATTAACTACATAGTCTTCGTTGTATCTCAAAGAGACACACCATTCGATACCCATTTTGTAAAGGTACATATGGCTCTTGGCTTCGGTATTTAAATCAAAGACATAGCCATACTTATCATCTCTACGAATAGATATTTCTACCCCTTCGTCAATAATGTCCTGAACAAAACTAGGCAATTCAATCGAATTTAGCTTTTGTTTCTGCACACATTTTCCTTATAGTTTCTTGGTCTGCATCATTGGGTAGCGTAGTTGCATAAGCCCAGTTAGGCCAATAGATATCCAATGCTGCACCTAACTTCACAGTCGGGTGTTGAATCTCAGGAAGTTCTTGCCATTGCATTGACTTAATAAGCTCACGATTAGCCCATTCCACTATCTCAACGTCATCCCTAATCAGGATATAAATTGCATCGTGGATTAGAGCTACTGGTTTGATATCCAAGCGATACTTGGATTTACGAACCTTCTCCATGAACTCATTAGCTGCTCTGTTATTCAACAGTCCATAAGACTGTCCTAGAGCATTACCAGCAGTTCTACCTTCAGCAGCAGCTTCGTAAGGAATATTGGAGCTTCCAAACATCACTTGCTTCAACAAAGGTGTTCTAACCCTCAAGCCAAAAGCTACATCTACATAACCATCCTTAGAGGCTTGTAGTAGTCGATCTTGGACATATTGATCTGATACCTTGTAAAGCTCGTGATATCCAGCTTCAATGGCTTTGGCTTTCTCTTCATCAAAACCTAGGTTATTGACTAGAGTGATCCAAGTTCCTTGATACGTAAGAGCAAAGGTTGGTCCTTTAGAGTCTTGACGTAGATCCTCGTACTTCTTCTTGATGGTGTTAACTGAGGCTGGATCATTCAGATCAATCTCAGGACACTTATCACGGAAGTAATAGGCTGCACGTAGACAGTGACCATCAAAGCCTCTCTCATACACAGCAAGTTTGTTAGGATCTTTGGTAGTCAGTGCAGAGATGTAATCCTCAAGAGAATTAAAGTCAGCACCAGCAAATAGCCATCCTTTAGGAGCACTAAAGCAAGTCTTAATCAACTTACCAAATGTAGATTTGGCAGGTAGATTCTGCATATTAGGATCACTAGAACTCAACCTACCAGATACTGTTCCACCTAGATTAAAGCTTCCATGCAAGTACCTACGACCATCTACCTTCATCAATCCATCCTCAAAGGCTGGAATGAATGTAGAGAGGATCTTCGTTACTTGACCATACTCAATTAGCGAATTGAGAATGTCTTTGTAAGCTTGGTTTTCTGTGTGGTTTACCAGTTTCTTGATAGTGTCAGCACCAGTAGCAGGCATCTTGGTATCTGTGAAATCAATCACAGGTAATCCCATTTGCTCATACAGAAGCTTCTGTAGCTGTGGTCCACTATTAGGATTGAATACCTTATCTGCAAACTTTTCAATAGGATGTTGCTTAGTCTTTAGCTTGGCATTGGCTGCAACCATTGCATCAGTCTGAATAATCAGATTAAGTGCTTTGATTAAAGGACTATTAACAATGGTGTCTAGTGCTTTGGCTTGTTGAGACTTCAGATCAACTCTAACGTCATCAATCACATGATCATCCATAGGCATACCTGTCAATTCCATTTGGATAATGGTTTTGAGGCTAGGTAGCATTAGAGTTTGATAGATATCAAGCTGGTTATCTGCAACCATTACTGGATAGTATTTGTTCTTTACATAGTTAGTGCAAAGAGCATCAACCAAGTTATATTGCAGCAGTTGATCAATTGGTACTGTACGAATGTCTTTAACATCTACAGCCCAATTACCAGCAAACTCATGAGCCAATGCTTTCAAACCAAGACTATTACCTGCAGTACTATTAGTAGCTAGGTAAGCAATAATTTTGGTGTCATCCATCTTGGAAGTAATAATCTCCAAGCCTTTAAGCAAGCCTTCAGTGTCTAGTGGAAAATCCATCCACAAGCAGTAAATCAATACCTTTACGTCATAAGCAGCATTATGGAAAGTGAGTTTTCCTTGGTAGTTCTCTATGAAATCACGTACCAATTTACGTACTGGTTCATTAATGGCATAACCACCATACAAACCAACAATCTCATCGAACTGAGAATCACTAGTTGAGTAATCTACTGCAAAAGCAATTCCATTATGTTCATTCCAAGCAAAGGATATTGTTCCAATACCTGCTTCATTGAACTTCAATGAAAATGCTTCAATATCACAGGATAGTTCTGGATACATATGGAGAGCATTAAGAGCAGTATTAATAGCTCCAATGTCTTCAGGATATTCAGCACTATGAATAATCCCTGCACCTGGTTCTACATATTTACCGTGGATTGAATTAACTACTGCTGCCAAACCAGTAGTTATCTTGGCTTGTAGATCTGGGTTATAGATCAATGCTTGATAGTTAACTCCTAGAGTTACCTTCATGTGCTCATACCCTTTAATAGCACATGGCAGTACATAACCGTAATAAGGTTCTGCTTTGGTTTTCTTGGCTAGAGTCTTGAAGTAGGAAGCATCAGCAACATACAAATGATCAACACCAAGAGAATCCAAGGCAGGTAACAATACATTAAGATATTCCTTAATGCCTTTAGCACTAGCTTTACCATTTGGGTCATACTTCAATGTGAAAGCAATACAGTTACTCTTATGAACACCACAAAACTCCATAGGAGTTACATAGTTACCTAGTAGCTCTTGTTTATTGAAGCTAGTACCTTTAATAAGGATTGCTACTTTATAGGTACTGGCTTCTTCAAAGATAATGTGGCGCATATTCTCTTAAATAATAAGGTTGGTTACTATTCGTTGCTTAAGTAGTTGAATAGCTGTCTTATTCATGTCTTGTATTTCACTAACCTTTTCAGGAGTTAAGTTGCAATGTCTACATGGACAGGTTTCTACTAACTTAAGCAGTGGCTGGTGAATAGCTGTAGGTAATACATCCAAGTAATCCTTAACACTATTACTAGAGTTAAGTACTTGGTTTATAAAACCTAGAACATAAGGCAACTCATGATTATTAAGTTGCTTTAGATCTTCCAGATATTCATCCATTTGTTGTTTAAGCCTAGGATCTAGTCTGTTTAACTTCCTAGGTGGAGCAGACTGATCAACACTATAAAAGACACCCTTATAGGTCAGAGAATTATGGGTAGCTCCTACCATTACAGAATTCTGAGTAATAAGGGTATCTAGCCTATGCTTAAACTGTTTCAGGACTGGTTCATACATGTATGAATACAGCATGTCCTTAATCATCTGTTTAGTTCTTGGGTCGTGTTGAAGGTCGTACATCTCATTTCCTAAACCAAGTCCCCAGTTAAGAAGACTTGTTGCCTAGCTCTAGATACTCCAACGTACAACATACGGGCAATTTGATTGCCACTGTTACAGCGTTTAATATCATCTAAATCAATAAAGACACGATCATAAGTCGATCCTTGTGCTTTATTAATAGTGCAGGCAAATGCTGCACGAAGGTCAATCCACTCAGTATCAATAGTACGAAGTACATCGAATTCATCATTGGCTTTAGCCAATTTGATTCGAGCATTCTTATCTGCAATACTAGTTGGCATAAAGAAGTTGGCTTTATAGTCAATGTTGAAGGTATTACCCTTAACACCGTACTGCTCATGCTCACCAGAGATTCCAACAATACAGACCATTTCATCTGTCTTGATTGAAGTACGTCCGATATTCACAAACTTATTACAGACTGCATAGTCACCAACATTGAACTTAGGAGTTCCTTGTAGGAGGTCATTAACTGCATGGTTGTAACCAATGACAGTCTTGTTAGTCCAAGCCAGTACCTTAGAGTCTGTATAGTGCCAATTAGGACGTGTGAACTCGTTTGCTATCTCAATATCAAACTCATTCCTAGGCAAGTATTTGATGGCTTTACCATCAGGTGTGAAGCTGAAGAACTCACCTGTATTAACTGTGTGACGAAACTTCGTAGACAGATCAACAATAGGATTACCTTCAGCTTGACGTACCACTTGGCTTAGATGAGCACCCTTGAAACCAGCACTGAATACAGGTGTTCCATTGGATTTCACAGGTGTCAACTGAGCAGGATCACCAATAAAGACAATCTTGCAGTTGTGAGTCAACTTGAAGATTAAAGACAGAAGCTGACTATCTACATAGCTGGCTTCATCAATGAACAGTAAGATATGCTCTACACCTGCATTACTCCGAGGGATTAGCTTAGTGGTTTGAGTCCTGTAATCAGTCTCTACACGCAATCCAAGGAAAGAGTGAATCGTGTTACAGGTAGACCCAGTGATCATGGCAAAGTTTTCTGCTGCTTTATTAGTAGTTGCAGTTAACTCAACCTGATACTCCTTGAAGCTTGGCAATACCAATTTAGCTGCCTTCATAAATTTAGGCAGTTGGTCTAGCAAAGTCTTGATGAGCGTGGATTTACCTGTACCCGAATATCCCGATAGAACAAATACTTGTTCTGCTGGGTCCATAAGGAATGCTCCGAAAGCATCCAAAGCATTCTGCTGGTCAGCAGTCAAAGTAATATTACTCATTTGTAATTCCTCGTGCAGCATCAGCTACCTCATCAGGTGTGATGCCAAGTAGTGCTGCAATCTTGTACCGTTCGTACTCTTCTGCAGACATGGTGGTTATCTGAATCTTGTTTTTCTCAAGCTCAGTAATACGGTGTGGTTTCCCATACGGATCATTTAACTGTTCCGCATAATTAAGAGACTCCAAAAAAGACAATCCAGCCTTATAGGGAAGGATCATCTTTGTGTCGTAGGAGATAGAGATTAGGAAATAATTTTCCTTCATCTTCTTGGTTTGTACGGCTTTAAGAGCCTCTTTGTAGTCCATGTTAAATCTCGTAATGAATGGTTTTACCAAACGGAGCATTGAACTTCTTATTGTTATGGATTAACCAAACTGTCTCAACAGTATCAAACTGCTGGTAGAACTTGAAGAACCCATCAGTGAATATAAGAAGTACTTGAGGCTTATTCTCTTCAGCCCATTTGAGTACTGGTTCAATCCTAGTACCACCTCTTCCAGAGAATTCAACCTTACTCAATTCACGAATGTTCTTTACCGTATCAATAGATTTGATCTGAGTATCGAACTGAATGAGGGTTATCTTCTCTGGCTTCATGAACTTCAAAATACCATTTGTCTCAGAGATAAAGGTATTGAAGTCATCGTCACTAACAGAACCAGAAGCATCTACTGCAATAGTCAAGCTAATCAAAGCTTCACTATGGAGATTGGGCAGATAGTGATCTGGAAAGAACCGCTTATTGGGTCTTTTAAAACTGTAATCGTGCTTGTCAAAGGTACGGAAGTACTTCTGCAAGATACGTTGCCAAGGAAGCTTAGGGTTCAGTAGCTTGTTCAGGAAGATCTGGATATCACCAGGAATAGTTCCTTCAGCATCTTGATCCATCTTGGATTGAATAGCTGCACGAACCAGAATGTCTTCTACTTCTTTCTGGAACTCATTAGGATCACCTTCTGTAGGTTCCAGATCTGGCATTGGATTAGGAGGATCTTCAGGAAGAAGCCTATAGACCTCTTCAGCAGACATATCCTTGTACTTGTAATCCAACAAACCAATCTTAGGCATTGTGAATCCACGTTCAACTAGCTGAAGATTGATTACATAGTCTGCAGCTACGTTGTACTTATTGAATATGAAAGCCTTACCTCGCTCCATGTGCATGTAAGCTACGTGCATAGCCTCATGAATCAGTACAAATATCCGTTCTTCAGGAGACAGGCTCAAGAAGAACTTAGGATTGAATCTCAGGGTACTGCCATTAGTGGCAGCAGTTGGAATAGATTCATCCCATATAAATTTAAGACTGAATAAGACATTAAAAAAGAAGGATGAATGAGGTCTGCTCATCAATCCAATCTTTGCCTTATTCAGTGCTATCGTAAGTTCATCCATATAAATCCTTATAGGAGGAACTTCCTCCAATCAACCAAGCGCAGGATGCGCCTTACTTAGTCTGATACTGCAACAAACGTGCAGTATTCTTGGTGTAATACGTAACCATTTGAGTGTGATAAGCCAATGCATCTTCATGCTTCAAGAGCTGACGTTTGCACTCTTCATAGTCTCGTTTGGCAATTTCTTCAGCAGTTGGTTTAGCAAACCAACCAATAATCATTTGAAACATAGTATTTAGGACAAAAAAAGCCCACGCTAAGGTGGGCTAAAGGGAGGTTTCGAAAAGCAATTAGATTGTAATACGCTTTTGGTTCTTAGGCCAACCAGCTTTTACAAAATCACTGAGGATATTAGCTACAGCAGGTAGATTCTTAGTTACTGCTTTGGCTTCATCTGCAGGTAGATACTTCTCAAACTCAGGAAGCAACTCAACCAATGCCTTACGAGTAGTACAGGCATAAGCAGCACCATGAAGCTTCCCACGAAGTTCTCTATGCTTTTTATGTTGTTCTTCTTGTTTGGAAACCAAATCCAAAACTATTGCTCGTGCTTTAGGTGTAAGACTGAGCTTTTCATAAGGAATCATTGGAACGTTTATAGAACTTACTCCATTGATCTCAAATGATGTGTAGCCCCTATTAATGTACCGAGAAGTCTTAGGATTCTTATAGACCTCTTTAACAGTCTCTGGAAGACTATTAACAATGTCTTCATGAATAAGTGTAGTGATCTTAGTATGGTAATCAACACTGGGTACATCTGCCATAGCAGCATTTACAAAAGCATCACGAATAAAGTTAGTCAAACGCATATATTTCCTTTTAAATCAATTCCATTGCAGCTTTACTGATCCACTCTTGCATACTCGGATGAGCAGCTAGTGGTTTATTCCTACGAACAATAGCTCGGTTAGTTACTACCTGAAACTCTACTGGCATACGGTTAATGAACACCATAAGAGCTTTCAGGTTCTCTTTAGTTGCATGTTCTGCAATAGAACCTGTAATAGCCCACAGAATGCTAGGTTCAGTAGGCATTACTGCTTTCTCAGGATTGTTTTCAATCTGAGGAACAGTAATAAGGTTCTTGTAGATCTTTGTATAAGTCAAGAACTCCCTTGCTACACCTTCTCCTAGCGTTCCAGCCAACAGAGGAAGAGTATCAGGATCGTCAAGCTCAGAATGCTCAAGAATATCATTGGCAAATTCCCATGTACGCAGACAAGCATAGGTCTTATCTGTGTGATCTGGCTTAAAGGTATATAGATTGCCTGGTTTAAAGTTCAAATGGCTAGTAATCATATGATTAATGCCATTCTCATTAGCCCAGTCCATCCATTCCTTCAGATCAGGCATTGTTTCAATATGAATAAGCCGTGATTGAAGTGCTGTACTCATTTCATTGGTGATAGCACCATCTGAATCCTTATTACCAGCACAAACAATAGCTACATTCTTATGAAGATGGTTCTGACCTACCATCTTGTCCAAGACTATCTTGTAAGCAGCAGCTTGAACTGCAGTAGAAGCAGCATTGAACTCATCCAAGAACAATAACCAACCTGAATAGCCTTCAGGAATCTCATCTCCCTCAATAGGAAAGGTATCCATAGGCAAATAACTTGCTCTAGTACCTTTAATGTTGGGGAATCCATTCAGATCTGTTGGATCACACTGGCTTAAGCGTAAATCAATAACCTTAAGGTTAAATTGTTTAGCAATAGCGTGAACAGCCTGAGATTTACCACAGCCAGGACTACCAATAAGCATAGGCACTTTACGTGCCTTAATACATTTGATGATCATGGATGTAGCTTGTTTAAGCTTAACTTGCATACTTTTCCTCGTTGATGATCAACGGATCATCTATGTGTTGGTGATACCAGATAGCAGATTCAAGAGTCCTAAAGTGGACTGTATGACTGTCTTTATAGCTTGCAATCCAAGGCTGGACTACACATTTATCTGGACGATAGGTAACTCTTCGTTCTCCACTCTCGCTCTTGAATGTTCTAGCGAGGTAGTATTCCTTGATTTTGCTCATGGTTTACCTTAAGCAATGTATTGTGATAGGTCATTAGTAATACAAACATCATGTTCTTACTTGCTACTGGCAAGGTTGAATCAGCATATTCAATTACCTCATTCAAACTGTTCATTGTGGGGAACAAGTTCATAGGAACCGCACGGATGTGCGGCTTTAGGCTTGTGACTGTCATTGACTATCTCGCGCTTTCATCATTGCATCAGCCATTCCATAAGCTGTGTTACAGACTCTTTTTTCGTCTTTATATTCATAGGGATTAGCCAGCAATCCTTGCATTGCTTTAGCAGCAAAGTAATCTCGTAGATCCATACCAGCCCAATCTCCTTCAGTCATTGGAAATGCTGGTATGTATGGTCGTTGTACTGTTGTCATATTTAGTTCCTGTCTATCTATAGGCTGTCTATCGTATAAAAATCACTTTTTGTGAAAGTTAGTATCCCGCTTTTAATAGAAGTAGCTTGTCGGTAAAGTACTCAAGATATTTACGTACTGCTTCTTTTACTAGCTGGTCTGGTTCTGCTCTAATTACTTTATTAGCAGCAATTCGTTTTGCATTGATGTAAGCATCAATGGCTTCAGGTACTGTGTTGTATGAACCAACCCAAGTTCTTTTGGCATTACCATAGCTGATGCCTACTTCATACTTGCCTTTACGGGCATAGATACCTACAGGAAGATTGCCTCTGTCATTAGCACGCTCATTGAAGAGAGAGTTCACTTGTCTAGATACAAAAAGACATGTATTTGGTGAATAGACTTTCTTATCTAATGAGAGTAAATCTTTATCCAGTTGCTTATCCTTCCAATCTTTAGATAGCATCCATTGTTTGAATGCCATAAAGGAATGCCATTCGGGATCAACAGTGCAACCAACATATGTTGGATTTTTCTTTAACCATTGGGGAGAATAGCAACGAGTGAACATATGCTTCCAACGCATAAAGTATGGGCAGTAATAAATCTTATTATTAACTCGTAGTGTGGTTTGATAAGGTGCATCGTTTATTCCAACTCGCCATACCAAACTACGTTTCATTCCACGCTTATCTGTCTTACTATCTAATGATATTTCTTTGAACATATACGCCTTATTAAGTGAGATATTCAAACTATATCAAATATCGGTGTTATCGGTTGAGAACTTTTTAGAAGTTCTAAAAAAATAAGGATCTATCCTTTCGGATAGACCCTTTTTCCAACTCACCAAGGCGCAGAATGCGCCTATTAGGACAATGCGTAATTAGACTTCCTAATAAGTTCTCCTAGATTACTAGACAACTTCTTATACTTCAAAGGAGTTCTATACAACTGACCTAACAAGTCATCAACCAAGTCACTTTCAGCTATCTCAGCCAATACATTAATGTATGTCTGACGTAGTACATTCATATTGTTAGCGTGACACTTGAACTCATCATGAACAGTTACAACCTCGAATGGCTTATAACTAAGCATGTATTCAACCATCTCTGCTAACTTCTTGAGATGTACTACATTGATATATCCCATGCTTTCTACTTCCAAATGAGGAAGTATTACAGCATCGGCTATACCGCTACGTTCATACTGCTTTACATAGTATTGAACCTCTTGGCTTACACCCAGAGTAGCTGTTTCCTCACCCATAGAACGCTTAATCAGTTCAATCTCAATCAGATTAGCTGCTCTTTGAACCATCTCACGGTCATAGTTACATCTCCGATGAATAGTTCTCAGAACATATGCATCTACTGAGTGAACCACATTAGCCACATTAGAGAGACCCTTAGCTGTACCTTCATTCTCATAGAACTCATAGGTAAAGCTAGAGTGTCCAAGCTCATCAACCTCAATACGAGCTTCCTTCTTGGTCATAACCTTAACCCTAGCGTCAAATCCATCTGGAAGCTTCCATTCATGTACCAATGCAAAGGCATTCCAGCTATTCAACAAGTCCTGTAGCAGTTCCCAAGCACCTGGAGCAACCCTAATTGCAGCCTCATAGAAGGCATTCAACTCAGGCGTATCCTCACCAAATATCTCCTTTGGCTTGGCTTTAGAACCATAGAAACTAGTCATCAGAGCCTCCTTAGCCTGCTGCCTAGACACTCCAACAGTACTTCCAAGGATGTTTTGCATCTCGTTAGTAACTGCTGAATAGGCATCTGCACGCTTATTAGGATCTACTAGACCAGTAGCAGTAGCTCCAGCTACACAGCCTGTAAGAACAGACATAAGCTGGATACCACTACAGCAAGCATCAAAGCCTACCAAGTGACCTGTAGGCTTACCTTGTTGAGCTTTCCTCAGAGCCATTACAGCCTTCTGATACAGAGGCTTGTTATCTGCATCAACTTCAAGGCTCTCAAGCTTATCCATATTGGTTTTAACCCACTGGATACGATCCTCAAATAGCAGCTTATCTAGGCCAAATTGATTGGCAATATCAATCAATAAATACTCGTAACCAGTAAATGTTTTCATAAAACCTCCTATTTATGTAATAACAGCTTAATATTTAACTCTTTAGGTATTTTTATATACATTGGTTTCCACCAACGCATTCCACCATCAACATCCAGATCTACTATCCACCACTTAGTTACATTGTGATGAAACTCAGCAGCAGGGTTATATAACCAAGTACCTTCAGGATATGAATTAGAAGCTGGAACTTGGTCATACTTATTAACCTCACCATCTGGTTTAAATACTATGTATTTCATGATTTATCCTTGAGTTGATTAACTCCCATTGCCTTTAAATACTCTTCCCTAGTTTTTAACTCTGGATATCCACATTTAGGGCAAGCAGGAACATATCTACCGTAGAACTCATAAGACCAGAAGCATTTACCGCAGACATTACTATTGAAGCTCATGGCATACCCTCAATTAATTCCTCATTGGCTAATTCCACCATTGCTTTCTTAAATGGAGCACCTTGAGTATTAACGTGATAACCCTGAGAGTAAATTCTTCCTCTCTTATCTACCTTATGGGTCAGATAGAACCTATTATTCTGTTGAGCTAACAAGGTATAAACCTTATAAGACTGCTTCTTAAAAGCATTCCATTGCTCAACTTTCTCTTGAGTATCTAACTCAAATGTAGGTTCTTCTTCGTAAGTACTCAGATAAGCTGTATCCAGCTTAAGAGCTACTTTATTCATAGTATTAAGAACATCAAGACACAGATCACCACCATGATGATTACCTGTACCAAGCATCACACTGTCATTAAAGGACAGATATCCGCTTGAATAGTTATTCTCTAGATCCAATGGTTCACACACCATAGGAGGTAAATAACCACTATTCTCAATCCTAAATACTAATGAATCAGGGAATGGCATTCTGCTAATTACCATTAACGATGCCATCTTATTAGCCTTAATAATGTCAAATACATCTGTATTACAGAGTATCGCCATTAACTCAGCCACAGTTTTAATACTATCTGCACGATCTGAGAATCCCAATCTACCAGCCATTTGAGCAGTAACAGAGGTAAATAACTCTTCCTTGGTGCAATAACTAGCACCAATAAAGATACCTAATACTACCTCTTGAATATCTAGTGTCTTAAGCTGATCTATTCTCTTGGCTTTACTGTCATAGTAACTACCACTTAGATAATCTTGAACAAGGCTAATACCTTGCTCAATCTTCTCCTGATAGTTATCAATAATGAACTGCTTGATATCTCTATCAATCAACTTCCTACTAAAGTTCTGTTCATTTGTTTCTTGCCAGATAATGTCTCTCATGGTTTCCATGATTACTCCTTAATAACAACAAATACAGTCTTACCCTGTTTCTTCATGTAATTAATCATGTGCTCAGTGCCTTTGGATTTACCATCCCAAAAGGCAATAAGTCCATCTGCGAAGTCACCCATTTCTTGGTTTCTTACATATCCAGCACGTTTACCGTACTTAGCCCAATTAGCAGGGAACTCATGTACCTGAATACCGTGCTTATGAGCAAACATATAGCCAAGTGCATCTGCACCTCTAGCCATTCCACTAACAATAGATACTGTCTTATCAGCCAATTCAGTATCATGAATGGCATAGATAGCTCGTACCATCAAGTCATAGTCATCGAAGTCTCTACTACCAGCAATAATCAATTTGTAGTCCATATCAATTCCTTTGTCTGTCTATTAGCCACATTACTGTACTTATATACAGTAAACCCATAGCAACCACGAAGTGGCAAGACACGAAAGAAAAAACATAACTTCCCCGAAGGGAAGCCATATTTCAGTCGAAGTACACATCGAGTTCCATATCGAAGTACTCAAACTCATCGTCAATAAACAGGAACATAGGAGTCTCCAAGTAAGGCAGGATTGCCATTACAACTGCGAAGCAGGATGTAGGAGATAAAAAAAGATACTAGTAAACCCGAAGGTCTACTAGTAGTGCTGGATTAGTCCAGCTTAAAGCCCACTTGGGACTTCTCATCTGCCAAGCGGAAATCAGCAGTCAATGCTGCCAATACCTTTTGGACACGAGTGGGATCAGCTTTGAGCCAATCAATCAATCCCTTCTCTGCGACATTAGTGTCACGCAAGGGAATTGCACCGAATTTCTTCGGCTTACCTGTAACGCTGTCAGGCAGATACAAGTTCATGAAAGCAGATGCTTTCCAGTTAGCATTTTGTTGAGCAGATGCTTGATTGTTTTCGATTTGAAAGGCCATTTGAGTACTCCAATATAGATGTTGAGATGAACATACGATATGTATGTCCATAACAACCGCGAAGCGGAATATAGGAGAGCGATAGAGTATCGGGAATATATCGGTATTGGAGAGAGATATAGATGGTATATGGTTGGAGTTATAAAGTGAGTGAATACTATATGCTGAGTCGTATAGTCCTACTCTCACCAATAACCTGAGAGTTAAATCTTTCTACTTAATAAACTGACTATCTCAGTGTGTAGTTGTGTGTAATGGTATTAAGTGTGTAGTTAAAAAAAATAGGCTACTACTCCGTAGAGTAGTAACCAGTGATGTTAGATCTTGATACCAGATGCTTCTTCTAATGCTTTCTTCTTGCTTAGACGCTCTGCTCGTGCTTCCTCTGCGAATGATGCTGCTGTTTCTTCAGACCATTCTGCAAGGTGATTAAGAGCTTGTGCTGCTTTATTAGTAGCTCCGAAGATAGTAGCTAGTGCATCCCAGAGAGCTTGTAGTGCTTTACCCATGATAAACCTCGTATATATACAGTTCGACAGTGAACCATAACAACCACGGAGTGGGTATGTAGATAAGAATTCTTATAGATTTAGACCCAGGGGGGGTGATTGATATTTTGGAAGTCCAAACTGTAAGTACTACATCAGTACCCATTTTATTTTTTCTATAAAAACCTGTGCCTATTTTTTAAGCAAAATATTCTCTATATTAATGATCACTTTTATCATCTAATAGATCATGCTACTATATAAGCCCGATAACCTAACTAAGGACTTATATGAAGACACTCCACAATAGCGATGTATCTGGTGCTAGGGTTAATGTCCCTGATATCAAGGTAGTTGGTAATGGGGATACCTTTCAGCTTATCTGTAAAGCATCCTCTGCTAATGAAGGTTGGATGAAGAGTACTAAGGCTATGAATATCCCTGGCTTTGGTTGCTTGGTTCAGGTTACTACTCAGCAAAGGAATCCAGATGGTAGTTATGCAGTGGCAGAAGCACTAACTACTGTAGAGGGTGCTCATGCTGTTGAAGATAAGGTTAATGGTGGTCGTAAGATCGTTGCATGGGGATTGACATGATCATAGCTATTGATTTTGATGGTACGTGTGTTACACATGAGTATCCAAAGGTAGGTGCAGATATTGGTGCTGCAGAAGTAATTAAGAAGATGTGTCTTGCTGGTCATCAGATTATTCTTTTTACTATGCGCTCTGGTTTAGAACTGACCGCAGCTATTGAATGGTTTACTCGTAATGGGATTACGTTGTATGGGGTTAATAAAAACCCAGATCAACATACTTGGACAACTAGCCCTAAGCCATACGCTCACATTTATATTGATGATGCTGCGTTAGGTGTTCCTTTGGTACATGGTAAGCATGGTCGGGCTTATGTGGACTGGGAAGCTGTAGCTAAGTTACTAGCAGTATGAAGCCTGCTAATCGTTGGCTTGATCGAAGGGTGGCCCATGCAGGGCCATACCTTACGCTTTGTCTAAGTGAAGATGAGTTAGCTTTAGTTGGTAAGAAACTAAATCAGAATGGCTTGTATTTCCCTGTAAGTGGTGCTTTGTGTTGCACGTTTGTAAATAAGAAGTCTGAACAACTGTGTGCTGTTGTTTCGTTATCTTCTTCTGCACAGAGTAAGAATGCAATTGAAATTGCTGGTTTGCTAGTACATGAGGCAGTACATGTATGGCAAGCTTATATTGAAGACATGGGTGAAAGGTTTCCAGGGGCTGAACAGGAAGCCTATGGCATACAGGCTATATCCCAAGAGTTACTGGCAGAGTACGCTAGGAGAATACAGTGACAGCATTAACTATTGATCAGTTCAAGCAAGCTTTACCGGATAAGGTAAAGAAGTCTATAAACCAAGAGTTGATAGATCAGATTAACACTACGTTGTCTGATCCTGATATGTTTGAGAGTTATAGGGATAACCTGCTTAGTTATACAAAGGTAATGGCTGATGGTAGGTTTAAGATTACTGAGTATGTAAGTGCTGTGAAGTATGTTAGTCATAAGCTTATGGGAGCTACTAACATTGAGGCTTACAGTAAGACATTCCCCGATAAGATACTTAGGTTTAATCAGCAAGGGGTATTGCCAAAGGATATTGCTAGTTATGTCACAGCTTATAACAAGAGTAAGCTGGTTAACCTTATCTTTGAGCAGACGCTGATACCTAGTTATGTATTGAATCAGGATTTGTATCAGAGGGCTTTGAATGTGCAGGCTGATCTTATGGTTTCAGCTAAGAGTGAAAAAGTTAGGAGTGATGCTGCTAATAGTTTGCTTACGCACTTGAAGATGCCTGAGACACAGAAGGTTGAGTTGGAGATTGGTGTTAAAGAGGATTCATCTATCGCCGCATTGAGGGCTAGTACGCTGGAGTTAGCACGGCAGCAGAGGTTGATGATGGAAGCTGGTGCTATGAATGCACAGCAGGTAGCGCATAGCAAGATTGTTATGGATGTAGAAGCTAAGGAGTTGTAATGGGTGAAGGTACTGTAGGGCACATGATGCCTTTGGATGTTACGGCTGCAGTTAGGACAGTGGGTACTGTTCCTATTGGTTTCAGGTTTGGTAAATATCCTGATGGCTCTTGTAGGTTGCAGGGTTGTTATATGTGGAATGAGGGTATTAAGCACGGTCAATTGTGGAAAGACATTCCTACTGTGTTTGTTGATCAACAAGGTCAGGCTATTTATGAGTAATGCTGTAGCCGAGGCATTGGCTCCGTGGAAGGTAGAGGATTACCTTAATAAAACAGACTACTCTGTTGATCCGAACTATGTGCCGAGTGAGTTTGCATTGGAGTTTGTTACGTTTATTAAGCTGGTTAATGGTGAGCAAGGTGAAGAAAACCAGACACCAGTAGTTCACTACAAGATGTTGGATACGCTTACTAAAAGAGGTGAGCGTGTTATTAATCTATGCCATCGGGGTATTGCCAAGACTACAGTGATGGGTGAGTACCTGTTTCTTTATATTGCTACGTATGGCGAGATTCCTGGTTTCGGTAAGGTAGATCTGGCTTTGTATGTAAGTGACTCCATTGAGAATGGTGTTAAGAACATGCGTAAGAACTTGGAGTTCCGTTGGGAGAACTCTGACTTCTTGAGGATCTATGTGCCCGAGACAAGGTTTACTGATATCCGGTGGGAGTTTAAGAACGCTGATGGCAAGCTGTTCATTGTTAAGGGGTACGGTGCTAAGACAGGTGTTCGAGGTGCTAAAGAGTTGGGTATCCGTCCACAGTTAGCAGTACTGGATGACTTGATTAGTGACGAGGATGCACGTTCGGCTACAGTGATTAGTGCTGTAGAGGATACGGTTTACAAAGCAGTTGACTATGCTTTGCATCCAACTAAGAACTTGATTATCTGGAGTGGTACTCCGTTTAATAGTAAAGACCCTCTGTATAAGGCTGTAGAGAGTGGAGCATGGGGAGTTAATGTGTTCCCTGTGTGTGAACAGTTCCCTTGTAATAGAGAAGATTTCCGTGGTAGCTGGCCTGATCGCTTTACCTATGACTATGTGAAAGGTAAGTACGACAAGGCTGTACTGTCAGGAAAGATTGAAACCTTTAACCAAGAATTGATGCTACGAATCATGAGTGATGAAGATCGTATGGTTCAGGATAGTGACATTGGTTGGTACAAGATTGATGCTGTGATTAGGAATAAGTCACGGTTTAACTTCTATATCACCACTGACTTTGCTACTAGCGAGAAGCAGAAGGCTGACTTCTCTGTGATTAGTGTCTGGGCTTACAACAATGTAGGTGATTGGCTCTGGGTTGATGGTATCTGTAAGCGCCAGTTAATGAACAAGAACATTGATGACTTGTTTAGGTTGGCTCAGATGTATAAGCCACAGCAAGTAGGTATTGAGGTTAGTGGTCAGCAGGGTGGTTTTGTGTCTTGGGTACAGGATCAAATGCTTGAGAGGAACATTTACTTCCCCTTGGCTTCAGAAGGTAATGACACTAAGCCTGGGATTAAGCCAAACACTAACAAGATGGTGCGGTTTAATACTGTATTACCTTGGTTTAAGTCTAGGAAAGTATTCTTCCCTATAGAAAAGAAGTCTGAAGCTACTATTGCCGAGGCTATTAATGAGCTTAGTCTGGTTTCAGTAGGTGGATTCAAGAGTAAACATGATGACTTCATTGATACTATTTCCATGTTGGGTTCATTAACCCCGTGGAAACCATCTGAAGAAGCTCCTGTTGTTGAATCCAAAGAGGGTAATGGTATGTGGGATGTGGATATAGAGGACAATACGGTAGATCGTATGGCTTCTTATATTGTTTAAGGATTGAAAATGAAACTCAGTGAAGTGTTTAACCAGTTGGCTCATGGTGAGCTTACTCAATTGGCTTTGGTGGATGACACTACAGGTACTATTAAGACCAGTAAGTACCCAGTTATTGTGTCCAATGTGAACCTAGCAATGGCTGCATTGCATAAACGGTTCAATATGAAGGAGGGTAGGTTGTCTTTTTATCTGGAAACAGGGCGATTGACATACCCATTGAGTACTGCAGAGGATGTGAACTTCTTTGAAGGTAATGGTGATGAGGAATTTACCGACAATATCTTGAAGATTGAACGTGTTTATACGGACACTGGCTATGAACTGGGGTTGAATGATGAATCAGATAGCTATTCTTGTAGTACTCCTACTGCTACAACTCTTCGTTTATCCCCGTTACTCGCAGCGCAAAGTACGGACCTACCTAGTCAGTTACTTACTAAGTCGCTTACTGTGGTGTATCGGGCTAATCCTACTCCTATCAAGTACACAGACAGCTTCAATCCAGCTAGGGTAGACATTGAATTGCCTTATAGCCATCTGGAACCACTGTTGTTCTTCGTGGCTAGTCGGATTCATAACCCTATTGGTATGACTAATGAGTTCCATGCTGGTAATAACTACGCAGCTAAGTACGAGAAAGCTTGTTTGCAGTTGGAAGAGTCCAATATTCAGACAGATCAGGGTAGTCAGAGCACTAAGTTAATCAGAAACGGTTGGGTATAAAAAGAAAAGGCTCCCGAAGGAGCCTTTCTTATTGATGGCTTAGGTTATTGAGGGGCTTCCTCAACCAAAGTGGTAGTGGTTGTCACTACGCCAGCTTCATCTTGGAAAGATTCCGACAGATAAAGAGCACCAGTCTCATCACGGTAGTAGCATTCACCAGTTTTCATGATTAACCTCCAAAGGCTTTAAGGGAAATGTAGCCAAGAGTAGCACCAGAACCTGCTCCGGTAACGATTGCTCGTACAAAGGCAGCATTACGCAAAGAGTAAGTGGCTTCTTTTGTAGAGTTTGCTACTGTAGCAATGGCAGTACCCAAGTCATACCAGTTAGCATTGTCTTCAGACCCTTGGATTGTGATCGAAGGTGCAGTAGTAGTGACTGCTCCCATGTTAATCACAGCTTGAACGTTGGCTGCTTCAAAGACAGGCAATACTGTAGAGGTAGAGTTAGCTGTATTAACAGCCAAAGCCCGATCAAACAGACGACGTAGCTGGCTTGCAGGGGAGAATGGCAAGATGCTACGGTTTACAGCCATAGTAAAGCTAGGCGAAGTACCACTGAGAGTACGAACATAGCGAATATTTTGACCAGCAACACGTAATACAGGGCTGTTGTATGAACCAGTAGCGGTAATACGTGGGAATTCATAGAGAGTTACCCAGTTAGTACCACCATCATAGGACTCTTCAACACGAACATCCATAGCTGGAGTAGTTCCGGTAACTGCTGTCACTGCAAGATTAAATTGAAATGCATTACCGTGTGTATTGGTAAGGCTTGATGATGTAGTAGTGCTGGTGATAGCAGCAGAAGCAACATCATTAATCCTAGTAACAGCAGGGTGGATAGGCCAACCACCGAAACCGGTAGAAGTACTGATGGTTGCAGTAGTACCTTGAGCTACAGTAACACCACTCAATACGTTAACTGGAAGAGCACGATCCCAACGACCAGATCCTTGACCTTCAATACGGGTTACTGAATCATTCCAGCTTTCCATTTGAAAGTCGTGCAGACGTGCAGTAGGACGCAAGATCACAGTACCACCACAGTTAGTACTGTTAAGTGTTCCTAGAGCAGGACTGATACGATTACCGTTGATATCAAAGATAGGTTCTAGATACAGGGTAGTTGTAGCTATACCGGTGATTTCCCAAGCACCATCAAGACCGAGGGTTGTACCATCAGTAGCGTTACCCATTCCATGAATGTTGATGTAATCTCCTGCAGCTAACAACGCCCAGTTAGCAGAACCTACTAGCATTAGTCCGTTGTTACCGGAAGACGTAGTAAAGCTGCTTGCTTGTTGGATAGTCTGTGTAATAACTCCTGGAAGATTCTTCATTCCATTAGCAACGGATACAGAACCACCATACGAAGTGGCAATTGCAGCAGCACCCCAAGTTACAGTAAAGGTGTTAGCACCTGTCACTGTAATAGCTACACCAGATACGTTAGGATAGTTTGTTACAGCATCACGGGAACCTGTAAGATTTACAAGAGTACCTGTAATCAATCCATGAGCACCATCGGTATAAACCGTAGCAGTAGAAGAAGCAGTAAGCTTTTCTGCTTTAAGGATCTTGATGGTAGGACGTACCATGCTGATCGGCTTATACAGACGAATACGTGGAGTAAGGTAAGCACCTACTAGTGGTTTAACGCTAGTACGGGTGTCACGATTAGAAAATACACCGTTGGATTGCTCACCTTTATCCATAAAGTTGACCATATTAGGTTCAACTTGTATGCGATAACGAATGTTAGAACGAAGTTCATATTGGCCTGTAGTAGCTCCAGACACATAGTTTGGACCCATATTTCCAACGGTTGTTCGCTGATCGCCAGTAGCAGAACCAGATACTTGTGTATCTGCGCTTGCAAAGCAAGTCAGTAAAGCCGCAGTGGTATTGGAGTTACCGCTGTAACGAATACCTACTGCATTACGGGCACCAGTAAAGTCTTGATAGAAAGAAACTTTAGCAGTACCAAGAGTAGGTGTAACTGTTCGTGCTGCAGAACCTACTGTACTTTCATCAGCCACTTGGCAAGCAATTGTCTTGCGGTCATAGCTGATGTAATAGATACAGAGGTTTTGATAATTCAAACCTACGTAATCTCCAGTAAGACCTGTAACGTTTATCCAATCACCGAGATAAATAGAACGATTACCGCCAATCTCAGGAAGTGCTGTCTCTAGGTTAATAGTTACATGAGTACCTGCTGTGGCGTTATATGCACCACCATATGAATTACTACACTGATAGATGCTTGTAATATTAATTGGATCAGTTAAGGGTGCTGGACCTGCAGCAGGATTCTCAAACAAAGAGAGAATTGCAAAGTGTTGGGCAGCATGAACAAAAGTTAAAGCTGCTTCCAATGCAGCAGGCTGCATAACACCGGCTTTACCGTAGATATTAGACTCACCAGTAGTCAAAGGATTACCAGACAAAGCCAGAATGTTCTGACCATTGGTTCCCTTCTGGAAGGTAACAAAGTCACCGCCAGCAGTATCTACACTAGAGAAGTTATTGAACTGACCAAGGTACTCAACCTCATCTTGGATGTGAGTAAGAGCTTGGACAATCTGACCAGTAGTAGAAGGAGCATCAGAAATAACTAGGTCTGCAGTAGCTGGTTTAGAACCTGCAGCTACCTTAGCCCAGACATATCCGTTACCTAGTACACCACGAGATACAGCATCAGTCTTAGATAGACGATGACCTGTAACAGTGGGTACAAAGTCACCAGAAGTAGTAGCAAACTCCAAGACTGCATTGGATTCCCAAGAAATCATGAAGTTAAGATAGGATGTGTCAGCAATCTTGGTCCAAGAAGTACCAACAGACTTATTAATAGTCGTCATAAATGGCCTTTAAAGAGGTTGGAAGGGTATTTTTGTAATGGGTAAATTAATACCCACTACATAATGAACCCCATCTAGCTTATTTACCTGATGATCCAAAACCACCATCTCCGCGTAAAGTTTCTGTTAGGGAGTCAACGCGCTCTAGTGTAACGTTAATCACAGGAATTAGGACAAACTGCAGCAGTCTATCTCCTGCAGGCCAGGAATAAGACTCACCATTCTTGGTTTTGAGTACTGCTTTCCATTCACCACGGTAATCTGAGTCAATTACCCCAGCAGTATTGTTTAATTCAATACCAAACTTAGCTCCAGCACTGGATCTAGGTAGTAATAGGGCAATATAACCCTCTGGAACTTCAGCAGCGAAGCCTAAATTCACGGTAATAGTATCGTTCTGTGGGATACTACCCTCTTCTGGCATATACAAGTCATACCCACCTGCTCCATTGCTACCCTTTGTAGGCATAATTAGCTTAGGATGTAGAGGTTTAATACGCATTAGATTGCCTTTCTTTGGTTAAATTGTGGATAACCACATTGTAAATACATGGAGTTTCAATAACTATGACTGAAGCTGACCAAGATCTATCGGAAGATAACACACCACTGGTTTCGTGGAAGAATCCTCCGACTATTCGAGAACTTAAGCAAGATTTGCTTGAGGCTCAACCTATCAAGGATGCTCAGGTTAGTCAGATTGATACTTGGCTTGACAACCTTAATGTCACCAATGGAGCAAAAGTTGATACTCCAAAGGGTAACTCTAAGATTGTTCCTCGGCTTATCCGTAAACAAGCAGAGTGGCGATACGCAGCATTGTCAGAACCATTCCTGAGTACAGATGACGTATTCAATGTACGTCCTATTACTTGGGAAGATCGTAAAGCTGCTCAACAGAACCAGTTGGTTCTGAACCATCAGTTCAATACTCAGATTGACAAGACGGAATTCATTGATGAGTACGTTCGTACTGCTGTAGATGAGGGTACTGTTATTGTTAGAGTGGGTTGGGAATTCCATGAAGAACAGTACGAAGGTACGTTTCCTCAAGTGGAATATAGGGTAAACCCTGATGTGGTTCCTGTGATTCAGCAACTGGATCAGTTGAAGAAAGAATCTCCAAGCCAGTTTGATACAGACGTTCCTGAAGAGCTTAAGCAAGCTTATGAACTCAGTATGGAACAAGGACAGCCTATTGAGGCTGTTGTTGTGGGTCAAGTTAAGGAAACTCGTACCCGTACAGTGAAGAATGCTCCTACGGTGGAGATCTGTAACTATCGGAATGTCACTATTGATCCCACTTGTAAGGGTGATATTGATAAGGCTGGCTTCCTGATTTACAGCTTTGAGTCTTCTATTTCCAAGTTGAAGAAAGACGGGAAATACAAGAATCTGAATAAGATTAATCTGGATGGAAACTCTATCCTTGGTCAACCAGACCATACTCCAGAACGTAATACCAACTCATTTAACTTCAGTGATAAGTCACGTAAGAAGTTCATTGTTCATGAATACTGGGGTTACTGGGATATTGATGGTTCTGGTATTGTTAAACCATTTGTAGCTGCTTGGGTTGGTGAAACTCTGATCCGTTTGGAAGAGAATCCTTTCCCAGATAAGAAGATTCCCTTCGTTATTGCACAGTATTTGCCTGTTCGCCGTAGTATTTATGGTGAACCTGATGGTGCTTTGCTGGAAGATAACCAGAAGATCATTGGTGCTGTTACCCGTGGAATGATTGACATTATGGGTAAGTCTGCCAATGGTCAGACAGGTGTTCGTAAGGATATGTTGGATACCACTAATCGGAGAAAATTCGATAAGGGTATGGATTATGAGTTCAATGCAAATGTTGATCCACGTCAAGGAATACATATGCATACATATCCAGAGATTCCTCAGTCTGCTCAGTTCATGCTTCAGATGCAGAACATGGAAGCTGAGTCACTTACTGGTGTTAAGTCCTTTAGTCAGGGTGTTTCTGGCAATAGCCTGGGAGATGTAGCTGCTGGAGTACGTGGAGCACTGGATGCAGCTTCCAAGCGTGAATTGGGTATTCTCCGTAGGCTTAGTGCTGGAATTATTAAGATTGGACGCAAGATTGTCAGTATGAATGCTGAATTTCTCTCTGATAAAGAGGTTATTCGCATTACAAATGACCAGTTTGTAACCATCCGTAAGGATGATTTGGCTGGCAATTTCGACCTTAAATTGTCTATTTCTACTGCAGAAGAAGACAATAACAAGGCTCAGGAACTGGCTTTTATGCTTCAGACTATGGGTAATAACATGGACCCAGAATTGTCTAAGATGATTCTGTCTGATATTGCCAAGCTTCGTAAGATGCCTGATATGGCTAAGAAGATTGAAGCTTATCAGCCACAACCCAATCCAATACTCCAAGAGAAAGCTCAGTTGGAGAATGAACTACTTAAAGCTCAGATTGCCAAAGAGAATGCTCAAGCTCAACTGGCTTTGAGTTCTGTTGGAGTGCATCAGAGTAAAGCACTTACTGAACAAGCTAAGGCTGCACATATTAAGAGTGATACTGACCTGAAGAATCTAGACTTTATTGAACAAGAGTCTGGTGTTAAACAGGAACGTGACCTACAAAAGGTTGGTGAACAAGCTAGAAGCCAAGCTGAGTTAAAGAAGCTGGATTTACATATGCAAGATAAAGAACATATGCATGATTTCACTATGGCTCATTTGCAAAATCAACAAAATAATAAACAATAAATATTTTGTTGTATAGTTACGCCCGTTAACCCTCTATTAACTTTAGAAAGCAATGGTAGAAACTACGATGAGTAACGTTCAAGCAATTAAAGAGATTGATCTAAATATTAAACAGGCACAGAACTTTGTTGATCTAGGTAAATCCCTAGAACGACTGCGTTCTAACCGAGACTTCAAGGCAGTAATCCTTGATGGTTATTTGGAGAAAGAAGCAATTCGTTTGGTTCACTTGAAATCTGATCCTAATATGCAGACTTCTGAGCGTCAGGAAAGTATTGTTAAGCAGATTGATGCTATTGGTGCTTTGAACCAATACTTCACTACTGTTTTGCAACAAGCTAACCTGGCTTCTCGTGCTATTGCAGCCGATGAAGAAACTCGTGAAGAACTGCTTGCGGAGGATGTAGCAAATGGCTAAACAATCTGATCAAGACGAGTTGAATTCCATTCTTGGAATGTCGGATGAAGAGCTTATGAAGCTCGATCCGTCTACGCTTACAGCCACTCAAGAAGTAGTTGAAGAGGAAAGCAAGGACGAGGTAGCAGACGAAGCGGTAGCGGAGTCTGCAGACACCGAGTCCGAAGCTTCCGATGCCAAGGAAGATGATGCAGAAGATAAAGAAGAGTCTAAGGAAGCTTCTGAAGATGCTGCTGAGTCTGAAGATAAAGAGGACGATAAGGAAGCTGAAGATGAGCAAAAAAGCCCAGATTCAAAAGCTAAACCTGATCAGAAACCAGACGCTGAAGCCAAGCCAGATAAAACTGTTGAAGCTGAAAGCGTTGATTACAAGGCTGCGTATGAACGAATCCTTGCGCCATTTAAGGCGAATGGTCGTGATATTGCAGTCAAGTCTGTTGACGATGCTATTGCTCTTATGCAAATGGGAGCTAACTATAGCAAGAAGATGGCGGCTCTCAAGCCAAACTTGAAGCTGCTTAAGCTGTTGGAAAACAATGGCTTGTTAAATGAAGAACGCATTAGTTTTTTGATTGACGTTGAGAAAAAGAATCCCAGCGCAATCAACAAACTGGTCAAGGACAGTGGAATAGATCCTATGGATCTAGACGCTGAGAAAGCAGGCGATTACAAACCCAATACATACTCGGTTGATGATCGTGAGATGGAGTTAGAAGCAGTACTTGAGGAAATTCAAGATACTCCTACCTATGCTCGTACTCTAGAAGTCGTTAGCAAAGTATGGGATGGTCAAAGCAAACAAGTAATTGCAAGTTCTCCCCAACTGCTCAAGGTAATTAACGACCACATGAATAGTGGTATTTACGACCTGATTAGCAAGGAGATTGAGAACGAGCGCGTGTTTGGTCGCTTGAAGGGTTTGTCTGATATTGAAGCCTACCGGCAAGTCGGAGATTCAATACAGGCTCGTGGTGGGTTTGCTCATTTGGGACGCCAAGGACAACAAACCTCCGATAAGCCTGTAGTGGTCACACCGAAACCGAAGATGGTCGATGAAGCCAAGCTGCGTGACAAAAAGCGAGCTGCAAGCTCAACTAAACCTGCTGCACCTAGTAGTCAGATTGCTAAGGATTTCAATCCTTTGGCTTTGTCTGATGAAGAGTTCAGCAAAGCCGCAAGTCTCAAGTATTAAGGAATTGAATCATGGGTCAACAATACAACGATCCCGCTGGTGGAACAGCTTCCACAGTAGGTAATCAAATTAACACTCAGTACTACCAAAAGCAGGCACTGATTGAAGCTCGCAAAGAGCAGTATTTCAGCCAGTTGGCTGATGTGGTTTCTATGCCCAAGAACATGGGTAAGAAAATCAAGCGTTTCCACTACATCCCTCTGCTGGATGCACAGAACTTGAACGATCAAGGTATTGACGCAAGTAATGCAGTTATCACCTTGGGTACTTATACCGTTTCGTTCACACGTTCTGTTCTGGCTGTAGCTAATGCTTCTAAAGCTGCTGCTGTCACGGCTATCAACGACAACGTTGGTTCTACTTTGACCGCTGCTGCTGGTGCTAATGACAGTGCTGGTGCTGGTTTTGCAACTATCACTCTGACAGGTGGTTTGTCTGCTAAGTATCTGAACTCTACTAAGGCTGCTGCTATTACAGCTTACAAGACTCTGGGTGCTACTGCTACTCAAAACTCTGGTAACTTGTATGGCTCTAGCAAAGACGTAGGCACTATTGCTGGCAAGATGCCTGCTCTGTCTGAAACAGGTGGTCGTGTAAACCGTGTTGGTTTCAAGCGTAAAGAACTTGAAGGCACCATTGAGAAGTTTGGTTTCTTTGATGAGTACACCCAAGAGTCTCTGGACTTTGATACTGATGCAGAACTGCAGATGCATATCAACCGCGAGATGATCAACGGTGCTAACGAAATCACTGAAGATGCTCTCCAGATTGACTTGTTGAACTCTGCTGGTGTGATCAAGTACGCTGGTGACGCTACTCAAAACAGCGAAATCGGTGCAAACGATGTGGTTACTTATGGTGATCTGCTGCGTTTGTCTATTGATCTGGACAACAACCGCACTCCCAAGCACACCAAGGTGATTACTGGTACTCGAATGATCGACACAAAGACCATTCCTGCTGCCCGTGTTGCCTACATTGGTTCGGAACTGCTGCCGACCTTCAAAGCCATGAAGGATCTGCATAACAACCCCGCTTTCATCTCTGTTGAGAAGTACGCTGCTAACGGTACTACCGTTACTGGTGAAGTGGGTTCTGTTGATCAGTTCCGTATCGTGGTTGTGCCTGAGATGATGAAGTGGGCTGGTGCCGGTGCTGCTGTTACTGGTACTGCTCACTATGACAACGGTGCTTACTACGATGTGTTCCCCATCTTGGTGGTTGGTGATGAGTCCTTCACTACTATTGGTTTCCAAACCGATGGTAAATCTGTGAAGTTCAAGATTACCCACAAAGCACCTGGTGAAGCTACTGCTGACCGTAATGATCCTTACGGTGAAACTGGCTTCATGTCGATCAAGTGGTACTACGGTTTCATGGTTCTGCGTCCTGAGCGTATCGCTCTGTTGAAGACTGCAGCTACTCTGTAATCGTCACTTGTCCGTAAGGGGGAGTGGGCAACTGCTCCCCTTTTATTTACCTCCCAATTAGGAATTCGCAATGTCTGATATTGATACCGATGACACCCTTCCCGCAGTTGATGAACTGGCTACCTTGAAAGCTCGTGCTGACATGCTTGGTGTGAAATACCACCCTTCTATTAGCTTGGAAAAGCTACGTGAGAAGGTAAATGCTGCAGCAACTGCAGAAGATGATGCGGAAGGTACTGAAGAAGCTGCTCCTTTGGCTTCTGAACCTGTTGAAGAAACTCTCTCTGAGCGTCGTGCTCGTAAACGTCGTGAAGCCAATGAGCTTATTCGTATTCGTGTTACGTGCATGAATCCTGCTAAACGTGAATGGGAAGGTGAACTGTTTACTGCTGGTAATTCACTGGTTGGTTCATTCTCTAAATTCGTTCCGTTTGACAATGATGAAGGTTGGCATGTGCCACGAATCATCTTGAACCAGATTCAACAACGTCAATGTCAGATTTTCCAATCTGTCCGTGATGAGCGTGGTAACACTACTCGCCGTGGCAAGTTGATTAAAGAGTTTGCTGTTGAGATCCTGCCTAGTTTGACTCCTGATGAGTTGCAAGATCTGGCTCAACGTCAAGCTATGTCTAAAAGCGTTGGTTAAGTAACTGAACCCAGATAGATCATGACCACTACCCCAATTACGATCACTGACCTGACCGAAGAAAACATTTCCGGTGCAGGAATTTTTGATAAGTTGATGCGGGTAAACAGCCTGTATCTGCAGTCTGAGTACGATAAAGGGCGTATTAAGGGTAGTGAGTACGCTACGGTCTATCTGGGTTCTTTAGATGCTGTTATGAGGACTTCTTTGGAGTTCCTCTTGCAACAGCAACGAGTTAATCGTGAAGCTTTGTTGATGGATGAACAAATCCTTCAAGCCAAAGCACAAACAGAATTGCTTGTTCAACAAAAAGCCAATGCTTTGGTTGAGCATCAAGTACTTCAGAACAATGCAGACAAGATTGCTGCAGATGTTCAAATTGCTCTTCAACAGAAGATTAATCTTGCTGATGAATTGACTACTGCTGCAGTACAACGTGAACACGTAGCTGCACAGACCTCTTTGACTACACAGCAGAAGAACAATCTAGTAGATGAGTTGCTTACTGCTGCTGCTCAACGATTGAATTTGACTGCTACTAAGGCCCATATTGAGGCTCAAGCTGCAGTTACTACACAACAACGTCTTAACCTTATTGCTGAAGCTAGTAATCTGGCTAAACAAGGTGACATGTTGTTGGCTGAGACTGATAAGGTTAAGCAAGAGAAGACTAATCTTGTCTCTGCTAAGTCCCATACTGATGCTCAAACTGGTTTGGTTACCCAACAGACTGCTAATCTGGTGGATGAACTGGCTACTGCAGCAGCACAACGAGGAAAGATCAATCAAGAGGTCAATAACCTGACTTCTCAGAAAGCTCTAACCGATGCTCAGAAGGAAGTGGCTTCTCAGCAGAAAACTAATCTGCAAGATGAACTGCTTACTGCTCAATCTCAGAGAGCTAAACTTGCTCAAGAAGTTACTAACATGGCTGCTCAGAAATCTGAGACAGATGCACGTACTACTTTGATTACTCAGCAGAAATCTAATGAATCATTGAAGGCTTTGAACATTCCCAAGGAAGGTCAGATCCTTGATGATCAGTCTTGCAAGCTTAAGGCTGAATACGATGTGCTTATCAATGAGAAAACCAAGGTAAGTACTGAAAACAGCTTGCTTACCCAGAAAGTTGCTACTGAAAAGGCTCAGATTCTCGCTATTGGTGTAGATGCTGATAGTGTGGTTGGACGCCAAAAAGCACTCTATAAGGCCCAATCTGATGGCTTCCAACGTGATGCTGAACAGAAAGCTGCTAAGTTGCTTGTGGATACTTGGAATGTTCGTCAAACCACAGATGGTGCTGAGTTGACAGGAACAAACCTAGACAACACAACTATTGGTAAGGCTGTTACTAAGTTGCTATCTGGTGTTGGAGTAGCTCCTTAACAGGAAACCTTGAAACTAATGAAGGGAGCTTAGTGCTCCCTTTATTTCTAGAAGAGTCTTATGGGAATCTTTGATAGTCATACTAGAACGTCAGTAGGTACTTCGGTATCTAAGCTTATTGACACTTCAAAGATTGTCCCTTCTACCAAGACAGCACTTATCAATGCTATTTTTGGTGATACAGGAAGCATTACAGACCATGCTTTAGATGGTTTGACTTCTGGTTTAGGTATTAAAGCCGAGCGTATGTACGATTACGCTAGTACTAAATACACCTATGGCTTACCTAAAGCTAACTTTATTTCTTCTGCTAGTGGAGAAGTAGCAATCAAGAACAGATTAACTTGGTTGTTTGGTCCTGACATAGCAATCAAGTATTACCACGTTGGTGCATATAACTTAATGCACCATGCCTATGCGTATCTGGTTAATAACTTGGCTTATGAATCTAGTACTGGTGAAGTTAATGCACTAACAAGTGAAAAAGGTACTAAGGTATCTTTTGTTAAATTAGTTGTAATAGTTAAAGAAGCCACTCTTGCTGAGAAGGCTAATGGTTCATTAGACCAATGGGAACTGGATGCTCCTTCATTTGAAGTTAATCCTAGTATCTCTCAGGATATTGCTCAACTTACTTATTCATGGGTTGAGGAAAGTAAGTCTAATGGTTCAACTATTAAGCTAACCAAGAAAGCTACTAGAGATATTCCTTTAGCTGCAGTAGATACTGACATAGTTCAGGTAAAACTATCTACTGGTGGCAATAATAAATACTTTAGTTATGTTATTGGCTCTGGAAGCTATCCAGAAGTAGATGCAATATTTAAGCCAGGATATGATGGCCTAGGCACATTCTTCCCATTTACTTACTTTAGATATAACAAGACTTCGATGAAAGGTCTTGAGGGAACTGATGGTTATAAAACCTCAGAGAAGATGCTTAAGTATTTGAATATTGATTACAAAACAGTACTCAATTCAATACATGAGAATCCTCAGATTAATGATGTAGAGCAAGCCATGCTAGTTATGGCTGTACCTGCTAACAGTACTGATCCAGTAGAGCAGAAGTATCTATTTGACTTCTTTACCAAGGCATATAACGAACTAGGTTCTGGAATTGTTATTGGTGGCTCAGTTGGAGAGACAGACTCAATCTCTAGAGCCAGAGGAAACAGTACTCTATCTGCAGAGGAAGTAGCAATCTCTAAGGCTATGGGAGCATCTGTACCAAAGGTTTCTATTGTTATTAGAGACAATAGATTTCAGATGGCTTTGGCTTTCCAGACTATTACTAAGCAACTTACTACTGGAACCATTGGTGAAGTTGGTTCTTATAAAGCAGTAGTAAGTACTAAGGATGTTGCGTATTCATACACCACAAGACAATATATTGGTCAGGGTGGGAAGTATGAGTTAATTCCCCACACATTTACTATTCCTGTTCCAGTTCATAAATATCAGAAGCAAATAGCTGACTATGTTTATGAAGAAGTGATTGTTTATGGTTTAAGACTTACCTATTACATCTACGATGTATTTACTACTGTAGGTGAATCCTCTAGTGATATTCTATTAATCCCTATTGATAAGTCTATTTCTGAGACTTATTCCATAGGAGAAAGAGAAGCTCTCTATACCCGTGGTTTAACCTTTGTATTTAATAGCCGAGTTGATACTCAAGTAGAGTGGTATCAATCTGCAGACTTTATGCAATTTCTATTTGTAGTAGCTGCTGCAATGAGTTTGTACGATATGGGTACTACTTTGGCCTCATTAAGTACTATGACTTTGGCAGACTTTACTATGATGGTAGCCATGAAGTTAGTTACTTATGCAGCAATATCTGCTGGTGTTGGCTTATTTGTTAAAGCAGTAGGTGCTGAAACCGCATTTATTGCAGCAATGATTGCTGCTGTGTATGGTGGTTACGAAGCTATTAAAGCTGGTGGAATTAAGGGATCTCCTTTTGCTAAAGATTTACTAGACTTAGCTAGTAACATCAATAAAGGAATCTCTGTTTCCATTCAAAAAGATTTTGAGTTACTAGGTAAAGAGAATGAGGCTTTCAATACTTTGGCTAAAGAAAAGGATGAACTCCTTAATAAAGCCAAAGAAGAATTGGATCAAACCTCAGTTCTGAATCCCTTGGTAATCTTTGGAGAAACACCCTCACGGTTGTATGATAGAACCGTACATTCCGGTAACATAGGGGTTATCGGGATAGATAGCGTTTCTTCGTTTGTTGAGGTCGCACTCACCCTCCCTAAAATCAACGAAACTCTTGAAAGTAATTTATATGGGACAGTCTAATTACACATTCCCCTATACCGAGCCAACGCTTAATTTCTCCCTAATGGGTAATAAGTGGGCTGGTAGGAACGCTATTGCTGATGCCAATTCTGTAATGGCTCCTGTTGCATTGGCCCCTAGTGCTACACCTTTTCAAACACCAGTAACAGATGCAACAAATGCTTCTTTTACAGGAGCTTTTAAGCCAGAAGCATTCGGTGCTATCGGTGATGCAGCTAAAACTTATGGTGCTGGATCTGGTGGTTGGCTTCAAAGTCTTAGCAACTGGGGTAAAGAAAACGGTATGTTTACGCAAGTAGACAAGAACGGTATGAAGACTACTGGTTTGTTGGATTATGGAATTGGTTTGGGACAAGGTTTGCTAAACACTAAGATGGGTTTGGATTACCTAAACCTAGCTAAACAGTCTCAACAAAGTCAGCAAGAACAGTTCTGGACGAATCACAATAACCAAGTGAAGACAACTAATGCTGAACTTACTGCACGTAGGGAACGTCAGTTGTCAGCTACAGATCCTAACTTGTCTGCTGATCAACGTAACCAGAAGGTTGCTGAGTACATGTCTAAGTGGGGAGTTTCCTAATCATGGCATATACGCCTATTACTTGGCAGAACATTTCTGCACCTAATCTTACTGATGTAGCCAATATTCTTGGTAATGCTCAGAAGAGTTTTAATAACGCTCTTTCTAGTGTCGGTGATGTAGTTAAGATGCGTAATGCTACTGAGGACTCCAATTGGCAAGCTCAGAAAGCAGTAAACACTAACAACTTTATGAGCACTGTATTAGGTGCTAATACTGTTGATGACTATAAGAAGTTGCAAGAGTCTGGGACTCTTAAGAATCTTCTTAGTGGTGCTGGTGCTCAAATTGATTCTGCTGCTGCAATGAAAGCAATGGATGAACGCATGGGTACATTGCAACAACGAGGTCTTACGGCTATTGATTACAACAACAAGACGTTGGACAACGAGCAAGCTCCTTTGCGTGATCAGATTGCTTCTCTTACTGCTCAAGGCAAAACAGGTGAAGCACTTGCATTGGCTAATGCTCATAACGAATTGCGTAACAGAGCTACTCTGTTTCAAGGCATTGACACCAAGAACCAAGATCTTGTTAATCGTGATCGTGCTACTACTGAGTTTGGTTGGAAGACAGAGATGCATCCTCTGGATATTGCTGCCAAACAAGCAGGTATTGATGCTAGTCGCACCTCTACTGCTCTTCATGGAGTACAGCTTAAAACTGCACAGAATACGCTTGCTGATCAGACTGAAACCAGAAAGCTTGAAGGCATTCTTGCACAAGCTGCTTCTCAGAATGTGGCTGAAAAAGCTGCTCTTGGGCAAGTACAGGGTAGGTATGCTGCTGCTAATGGTTTAACAGTTAATTCTCAAGGTCTTCCAGACTTTGAGAATTACACCAAAGACCAGATGATTAAGTTTAATGAGGTAGCGAAAAAGAATGGCATTCCTGGTTCTGCTGAGTACCTAACTGGAGACACTAAACGAGCCAATAGTTTGTTTGAAACCTTAACTAAATCTAGTGGAATCAGTCCTCGCATTCTTAAAGCCAATGAGCAAAACATCCGTGGAGTATTTAATACCTCTATTACTGCCAACACTCCAACTGGCAATGATGCATTGAAGGCAGCTACTGATACTGCTAGTAATAAAGTCATGTTTGACCGTTTGGATGAAGCTAATTGGTATGCTCCAGGCAGTGAAAATGCTCGTAAGCAGTATGAGAAACTAGCTACTCAAATAACACCTACCCTCAAAGGAATGTCTAATGGTATTTGGTTTGGAGACAATACCAAAGATGCTGATGCTATTCAAAAGATGTTGGGTGAAGTTGCATCCGTTGGTTTGAAAAACAAAAACGGAGAGATGGTTACTCCTTCTGCAAACGATGTTATGCGGTTTATTCGTGATAGCAATACACGAATTAATGCTTGGACTGGCTTTACAGATAGTGGTAGAGCAGATGCTATTAAAAGTGCTTTGCAGGAGTGGATTGATACTCCAGAAGCTCTTAAGATGCAAATGGATGGTCTTGCAAGCCAGAAGTTTCAAGATAATGAACGTAAAGCTCAACTAATCCGAGAAACTCTATATCCTAAAAAGTAATAGGTATTCAACGATAATACGGGGAGAATAGGAAACTATCTCCCCGTTATTATTTTTGAAGGTCTACCTATGGCTGAAGACTACCGTGATTATTTCAATAACAAGCTTTCTCAGGAACTAGCAGCTACCTCTCAAAAGTTTGGTAGAGATACCCGTTTCGCTGATCTACAAGCAGCCACTAATGAAAAGATTGCACAACTCGGTATTCTCCGAGAGGAAGCAATTAAGCAACGGGAGATTGACAACCAATCTTGGGTTAAGAAACTTGATCTAGATCCTAATGGCCTAGCTGCTGATATTGCCAACATTGGAGCAAGTGTTTATCAGGGTATTTCCAACAATATTGTTGGTCCTACTGTAGCCCTGCCTCATACTGTTGGGGCTATTCTTGATCAAGCTCGTCTTACCTCTGCTGAACAAGAGGCTTATACCCGCTATAAGCAAAACCAAGCCACACCAGAAGACATTGCCATGTTGAACCAACGCAAGGGTGTTTACACGCCTTCTGCAATGGAACTGGCTAGGAATGCTGAAGATAATCGTAAGACTGCTACTGATATTCGAGATGCATTCAATCGGGATGAGGTTATTTACAGTGCTGATCGTAGGAAGCTATCCCAAGATCTGGGTCAAGACTTTCAATCTGCATGGGATCAAACTGGTTTAGAAAACCTGTTCACCAAAGGTAAGGAAATTGGTGGAGCAGGAGATGTTGTTTCTGGTTTAGCCAAACTGATCTATAACGCTGGTAAGGCTGCTGTTAATAATCCCGCAGCTTCTATGCAGTACATGGCAGAAAACCTGCCACAGATGTTCGTAGGTGGTGCTGGTAAAGCTGGTTCTGCAGCATTGGCTTTAACCAATGCCCAATATGGTGCTGATCTGTACTTCAAGAGTGTCCAGAAGTACCAAGCAGATAACAACGGAGCAATGCCCCCACCTGAGTTAGCTCAATCCTTGGCTTTACAAGCAGCAGGGGCTGCTGCCTTGGAACATGCAGGTGAGCTTGGACAACTTAAGGCTGCTGGGAAGATCGGTAATGCAGCTACAGAGGCTACTAAGGCTGAAGCTACCAAAGGCTTCAAGGAAGCCATCCTAAACGCTGCTAAACCGCTTGTTCCTGGTATTAAGGCAACTGCTGCAGGTATGGCAGATGAGGCTATTACAGAAGGTGTTCAGACTTACCTTGAGGGTAATCTGGACTTTAAGCCAGCTACAGCCAAAGATATCTATGAAGGTGCTGCTATTGGTGGTATTTCTGGTGGTGGTTTGTCTGGTTCTCATAAAGTAGTCCAGCAACTCACGGGTACTACTGAAGAAGCTATTGCTAAAAAGAAAGAAGACTTCATTGCTGCTGTTGGTTACGCTCAGAACGTAAAAGACAACAATGCTGACTTCTACCTGACTCCTGAGAATAATGATCCTGTCAAGGCTATGAAGGTCTTGTTTGATCATGCTCAGTCTGATGCAGCTACTCCTGAAACCAAGGTTCAGAACTATGCCAAAGCATTGGAGATCTTGGATCAGATGGAAAGCGAAGTTGCTAAGAAGCAATCTATCTTGGACTATGCAGGTGAGACTCGGGAAGAGTTAAACCGAGCTATTGAGAGTGCTACTCAACAGCTTCAAAACCTTGATCTAAATCAACCAGATCAAGCTAAAAAAGCAGAAGTGTTTCAAAATGCGATTGATGAACGTCAAGCCGCAATTGAGCTTCAAGACGGTGGTACAACCGCAATACAGCGTCAACAAGCGGAGGTAGACGCTAGTAATAAAAAGATCAAGACTGCAACTAACCTTCAGGTTCAGCTTGCAAACACCACGAAAGTTTTGGCTTCACAAGAGCAAGTTAATACAGATATTTCTGTAGCTAACTCTCCGGTGAATATTGCTGACCCTGCCTCTATTGATGCTGCAACAAAATCAATAGAGAGGGTAATCCAAGTGACTTATGCGTCACCAGATAAAGTGTCTCCGCAACAGGCACTAGCAATTGCAGATAACATGGACAATGGCTTAACAGAGCCACAGCGTACATATCTAAGGGAGTTTTCCAAAGCACGTATTGAACAAAACCTACTCGAAACTACTGAGTCGGTTAATAGCACCATCCTTAATGGTTCTAAGGCACATAAAGGTGTTCTTACTTACCAAGCCCAGATTGGTGATGCATTACTGAATAACGACTTTGCTCGTGCAACTCGTTTGGTTGGTTTGCTGAGTAACTTCGCTAATGACCATACTCAAAAGGCAGAAGTTGCCACAAAAGCACTGGAACAAGCCATTGCTACCAAGCGTTCTGTGCAAGTCATTAAGACAGCAGGAAGCAACGGTACTTGGCAGATCAATACTGGTAAGCCACTTGGTCGTGATGAGATGGCTGCAATGGGTGGTGTTACAGCACATCCTAATAGCCCTAAATCTCGTGCATTGATTGCCAGTATTCCATTGGAAGCCAAGATCCTTCAATCTACTCATGCTGCTCAAGTGGCAGCTATGAACTTGAGATTTGCTGGTTCTACCGCCTCCGCTACTCCCGCAACACAGACTACGGCTACGCCTTCGTCTGTTGCTCCCGTAGCGTCGGCTGTTCCTAAAACTACAGTAGAATCCCCAACTCCCAACTCCCCTATAAATAATCAATCTGAGAACAAGTCAGAGGATGCTGCACGTACTGATATTACATCCAGTACTTCTGCAGGGACAGGCTCACTCCGTGAGCCACTGACAGATCCAGTTAAAGATACAGCTAACCTAGCTAAACACCAGCCCCTGGTTTCAGATCGTAAGCTGGAAGTACTGAACGATGTTCAGAGAGCCAAGCTAGAAGACGTTCTTCAGAAGCTTGCTGGTTACTACGGTAATCAGATCAATAGCGTCACGTTCTACATCCAAGACAAACTGGATGCCAACGGTAAGCCTGAACTAGCTGCAGCCTTTATTGATGACAAGGTTCAAGCTATTGGCTTGCATTCTTCTCTATTCGGTACTTTTAACCTTACAAGTGTCACTGATGAGGCTATCTTTGAGTTTGTTGTTGCCCATGAGCTAGGACACGTTAAAGACAAAGAGACTGCTTATGCCTCTGAGAATGCAGAAGAACTCTCTTATGGTGGTATCGTCTATACTGAAATTTCCAAGGCTCTGAAAGCCAATCAGCTAAGTCCTCTGGCTCAGATGGCCTTTGGGCAGATCTTTAAGGCTGGATTCAAAGGTAATGTTCCCAAGGAAATCTTCGCTAATCTTCATGCTTTTGCAAGCATCCAACCTGACCTTCTAAAGAAAGAGCTTCCCAATGGATACCAATTCATCCAAGGACCAGACACAGCAACAACCGGAAACCAAGGAACAACCGAAACAACTCAAGATAGTTCCGTTTCCAGCGTATCTGAACGACCTGCTGACACAAAATCTACCGAGTCAACAGACACCGGAACAGAGTCCCAAACAGGAAAGCTAGACGCACTAGTAGGTGATAAGTCTTCCAAGAATTCACCGTTTATTGAACGTAACCTGCTTGTAGATCATGTTACTCAGCAGATTGGTGATGAGACTAATCTCAACTATCAACGTCCTCTTGTAGCAGTAAAGAACTTCTTTAGTACTGCAGCAGGTAAGTTCACAGACTTCCTTGCTAAAGGTAGCTACACAGCTTCTGAGAAACAGAATGCTGCTCTTGGCTTGTTCAACTCTATTACTCCTTTGTGGAGCAAGATCATTAATAATGATCTGGTTGAGGAAGATAAGAAGTTTCACTACACCACACCATTTAACTGGCTCATCAAGAAAGAAGGCAATAAGCTTCAACTTGAAGAGAACGTTACTACTGCAATGGTGTATGCAGCACTGAATGCTCTTACTGAACTAGATAGTAAAGGCATCTACAACACCCAAGAAACTATTGCTTCTATGGTTGGTTTGTCTTCTGTAGCAGGCATTACTCCACAGATGACAGCTACCCTTACTGATGTGGGTATGCGAGCCAATGTATTCCGTAATGCTATTGGTTCTTCAGCCATGCAAGCTCTTGGCTTCAAGGTAGATAAAGATGCTCCTAAGAACTTAGAAGCACGTCTTGAAGCTGGATTTGCAGGACGTATTGAGAAGCTGCTTATTGATCGTGGCTTGGTAGAAGTACGGGATATCCCCGCTGCTGAGATGCAGCAGATTGAGAACTCTGTAGCTTTATTTGAAGGACGTAAAGCTCGTAGCTTTGATGCCGGTACTAAGTTCAAATTTATCCGTCTAAAGCGTCAAGGAGATAAACTACATCCAGATGTAACTAATCTCTTGGATTCTTTGAAGGGTAGTAATGGCATTCTGGATAAGCTGTTTGGTGTTCAATCCAACATCAAATATCCTAGTCTTACTCCATTGAACTATGTTCAAACCAAAACAAAAGGCAAACAAGAAGTACCAAGTCTTCTTGCAGAAGTGAACCAGCAAAACCAACAAACAAAGAACTTTGTTCGTGAGGATTTGTGGCGTGTTCTTTCTGGTTTGGATTCCTCTGTTATTGAAGGTTTGATTGGTATTGTTCCTGAAGGTGCAGATCAGCCAGTAGCTAATGCCCTGTCTACCAAAGCCAAGAATGATGGCTTGCGTAGGGAATGGGCGATTGCTACCGACTTTGTAAACGACATTCTTCTTAAGACAGCAGAGGGCTTCAATCAGCCTATCTACTTCTCGTATGACACATGGATTCAACAACGTGTTGGTCTTGATGGTTCTTTGAATCCACAATCCAGCAAGATCCATCGTGCATTGATGACCAAGGAAACTTGGAAGACAGAGATTGATCCCAACAACCTTGGCAAAGTAGCTTTCATGAAGCTGTTTGTTGCAGAGTCTTTCGGTGTCAAGATTGATCGGATGGACCCAGCTAATTCTTTAGAAAAGTTTAGTAATAAGCTGGCTGATCCTGTAATTGCTAAGGCAATTGACGATATTCAAGCCAACATCTATGAAGGTACTTCATTAGATTCTGAAAGCCAAGACAATCTACTCAAAGCAGTTCGTAAAGGTGGTGAGAACCTAGCGACAATGGATGCTATTGTTGCTATGGCTCACTTGCAGCAAGCTATTGCTACTAATAAGCCTGTTACTGTAAGTCTACCTGCTAGTGTTGACGGAGTTACCAATGGTCCTATTCTTGGTTTGATTCTGTTCAGTGCTGGCTTGGATGTTAAGTCTTTGAACTATCTAGCTGAGAAAGGCGGTATCTATACCGATGCTTCTAATGCAGAAGACTTTCCTGAATGGAAAGACAACCCAGCTAATAAAGATCTGTACGAAACAGTAATGGATGACGTATTGAAACATGTACGTAAAGCCATTGAAAGTGGTCAAGTACCAGTAGAACTAGCTAAGGCTGTTAGCTTCTTCACAGGAGATCTCCGTGAGAAAGACAAGCCTACTTCTATTAGTTCTGCAGCACGTAAGATCATCAAGCCACCAGTAACTGAATCAGTATTTGGTGCTGGAGTGTCTACGTCTATTGAGCACATGGCTTTGAATTTTGTTGACTCTGTTTATGCCAAGCTTGCAGAAGTCAACCTTATGGACGAAGCAGACAAAGCCGAAGCAGTAAAACACATTAATTACTTACTCTATACAGGTGGTTCAAAGCTTCGTTTGAATGCTTCTCAGAACCTTAATGATTCGTTCTTACAACCAGAAATCAATGCTATTAAGCAGGCTTTTGGTGACTTGTTTGGTGAAGCAGTTACCCAAACAATGGAAACACAATTCAGTGCTTTCAAGGAATCTACTCGTACCTATAACCAGTTGGCTTCTACTCTTAACAGCATCTATGAAAACATCTATGTTGTTAAGCGCCAAGAGTTTATTCAAGAGCTTATTGCTAAGGAAAAAGCAAAGCCTGGTACTGGAATGCCTTATGGATTGGGTAAAGTTGATCCCAATACAGGCAAACCAATTAAGGACAAGGAAACCCCTTTACGTGATCTAACAACCAAGGAAGAGGAAGAGCTTGCTAAACGACTAGCTCCTGTATTCCCTATTGTTCAGACACTGCTCTCTAGGGAAAGCAACCAACCAAACGCAGGATTGCGTATTGCTTCTATTACAGAAGATCTTAAGCTAAATCCTTTGTATCGAACAGCTACCAAGTTCAAGAATGTAATCACTAGTAGTGATTCCAGCTTGTGGGGAAAACACAGCCTAGTAACTCAAAGTTTTACTGAGACTTTTGAAGATCCGGGTGTAGCAATGCTTCCATTGCTTATCCACTCTTTGGATAGCTACATCTCTCACACGACACAGAAAGACATGGAACTATTGAATGTCCATGACTCTGTTGTTGGTGGTTTAAACACTATTGCAGAAGCCAGTGAAAAGATTAACAAAGTTACCTTTAATGCTCTGCTGAAGTTCTCTCCAATGGGTGAGATGTACCATTCACTAGAGAACATGATTACTGGTTTATCTTTGTTAAAAGACCGTAATGAACTGACACCAGAGATTCTTAGCAAGCTAGGTAAAGAAGGCTCTTTTGTTAAGAAGCTGATGAATACTCATGCAGCAGTACGTGAAGCTGATACAGCCAAACTTAATGCAATGCTTAAGTGGGTTTCTGTTAATCAGTATGCTCTTACTGGTGGTGCTTACACAGTTACCGAGGAAGATACCAAGGCAGTAGAGAAAGCTTTGGAAGCTACCAAAGAGCCTATTAATCCTTTGATCTTGCAACGTGCTCGTGATCTGGACAAGTTGTTTAAGGCTAAGGATACCCAAGACAACAAGCCAAAGGCAGACAACGCACCAATATTGCCACCAAGCAATACCTACAGTACTCATGACATTTTTAATGCCATTGATACGAATGGTGTTAGCCCTACCTTTAGGGATCATCTAAGCAAGATCTTGACTGACATTGTTGAGCGTCTTCATGGTTCATTTGGTACTCTTACCGAAGCCATGATGAAAGACACTCCATTGGCACCAATTGATGTGTTCTCTACCGCTATGGCTACTGGTGTAGCTCCCTTTGCTTCTGAACTGGTTGCTTCTGGTTTCAAGTTTGACAACCAAAGCATGTTTGTTGCAGAACAGATCGAAGCCACAGTACGTAGCTTGATCAGCAATGGCAACCAGAACAACTCCGTTGTTTACAACGAACTAGTTCGCTTGGAGAAGGAAACTCGTCAACGTCTTAAGGTTCAAGACTTCCATAAAGGTGACTGGAATACAGCAAACCAACAGGAAAAAGACAAGGCACAAGCCTTGTACGACTACCTTTTTAACAAGGTAGATACCAATTACTTGGCTAGGTTTGCTGCTCTTGGTTTGGCTCATGAAGACTTCAATAAGCTCTTGCAAGTTCCAACCAAGTTGGCTCCCAAGATCATGGAAGACAAGACTATTGCAGGTGTATTGGGCCGAGTCTTCCAGAAGATTACTCAGTTGATCAACGGTAAATTGACCAACACAAAGCCAGGACAAGCAGCAGACCTTAAATTGAATCTGTTGGTTCGTCAATTGGTAGAGATTGAGAACAAACGCAAAGTCATGTTGACTATGAAAGATACCAGCTTGGTTTCATTCATGGATAAGACTATGCGTGCTACTCGTAAGGGTGCTAGAACTCAATTTGCCAACGTATTGAACAGCAGCATGTTCATGCATAACAAGAACGCAGTTATTAGTGCTGGTTCTAGGTTTGCCAATGCTATTGCGAATAATCAATTGAAGTACTGGTTTAAGGGAATGCAAATCCTTCGCAACCGTACTATCAAAGATATTCAAGGTACAGGAGCATCAATACTTGGTGAGATGAATGGTCCAGCAATGTCTATTGCTACTATCTTCCGTCTTACTAAGACGTTGGAAAAGCATCGTAAAGACGCTATTACTTTCACCAGTAAGGCAGTAATTGAGTCCTTTGTGAACAAAGGCAAAGACCTAACGACAAGCGCAAAAGCAAGCATTAGCAATGTGTTGCTTCGTTCCGGTGCTTATGTCTTGCAATCTAAGTACGACATGAAGCAGTTGGAAACATTGCTTCGTGATACCACTGCTTTGAATAAAGAAATCCAAAGCCATGAAGATCTCTTGAAGCAAGAAGCAGGAACAGACTATGGCTACGTACAGGCACAGTCAGCAGCTTTGGGTTATTTCTTGGTAACAGGACAATCCACAATTGAGTACCTACTTAAGAACGCAAACAACATTGCTAAGTTGGCAGGTACAAAGAATTATGGAAAATTCTCCCCCGCCCAAGAAAAGAAAGTAACTGAATTGGTAGATGTGTTGACCAGCTTGTACGCACTTCGGTACAACACAGCCACAGCACGTAACGAAGTAGCAGACGTATTGGGCAAAGAGAACGCACGAACAGACGAAGACCACGGTATTCGTATGGTGTTTGCCCAGCATGAGCAGCTAGAACTGGATGCTAAGGAACGTCTGTTTGATGGCTCTGAGGCATTGATGCAGAAGGGATATACCCCAGAGATTTATAACCCCCACACAGACATTCAAGTAGTGGAAGCAGGCATGGGTAAAGACCTAGAAAATCTTGGCTACACCAAGGTTTCTAAGCTTGGTTTAGATCCTATGGACCCAGCCACATCCTCTAAGGAAATGTACGTTCTTAGAGATGGTGGTTTGCTTCCTTGGCTTTCTGGCATCTTTTCTTACACCAGTATGAAGGCCAAGGGAACGCAGGTACATAGTGGCTATAACCAACAGGTGCATAACCAGATCATGTTGGATAAGCAGAATGCTATGGCTAAGTACACAGGTACATTTGACCCTACAAAGGTAACTGCTAACTACACAGTTCCTCTGTTGAATTCCAACATGTATCCGGTCAACTTCCAATACATGATGACCAGTGATACCAAAGATACTTTGCTTGAGCGCAATAACGACATGGCATCTATCTTGGGTACATTGGCAGGTAATACCTACGACAAGGAAGCTTCTAGCGTACAGAACAAAAAGGCTGTGGAACTCTTCTATAAAGAGTTTAAAGCTAACTACACAAAGCATCCTGATGGCTTTATGGCTGTTAGTGCTACTAGTTCTATTCCTGAGCTACGTGAAATCTATTCAATGCTTCCTAAAGCCACCAAGGATCACATTCGTGAAATCTGGGGTAAGGATGAAATGCTTATTGATGTAGCCAATCTGGATATTGCTTTTGGATATCGCAAGAAGAGCCTGTCTACAGTGTTTGACAAGGATGAAGCAGAACGTAACTCACTAGAGAAGCTGTTCCACTTCGTAGTAACCAGAATGCTCTATGACTATGCACGAGTAATGAAGCACATGTCTGTAGCAGATGCAGAAACATTCTCTAAGAGTGCTGCTGTACGTGTTCGTAGAGCAGAGAACATGTGGCAAGCTCTGGTTCACGAAGTTAAAGATATCTATGTAGTAAAGAACATTACTACTTCACTGGATAACATCAAGAGTAACTACATCATGCTGATGTTGTACGGTGTTCCAGTGATGGATATTGTTAAAGATACTACTGTAGCTTGGATTGAAGCAAGTAAGTATCGTAAGACTACTGAAGAAGTAGCCTTACTTAAGGCTAAGTTAGCTAAAGGCTACACACAAGGTAGTACTAAACGTATTGAAAATGAGATTGCTCGTCTTGAATCTAACCTTAGTAATAGTCCTGTGCATGAGCTAATGGTTGCTGGCATGATGCCAACAATTGTGGAAGATGTTGGTGCTGTAGATGATCCTTATTCTTATAAGGCTGGTTTCATCCATAAGATGGAGAAGTTCACTAATAAGATTAATCCACATGTTAAAAATGTGGCTAAACATGTCTACATGGCCCACGACACACCACAATATAAGGTGTTAAGCCAGATCACTCAATTGAGTGACTTTGTTGGTAAGTATGCTCTGTATAAGCACCTTACTACCCGCAAGCACAACCCTATTGCTAAGGATGTTGCTATGCAGGAAGTATCAGACGCATTTATTAACTACGATATCCCAATGCATCGAAATCTCCAATATTTGGATGACATGGGTTTTAGCATGTTTAATAAATACTTCTTGCGTATTCAGCGTGTAATTCGTGGTCGCTTTATTCACGCTTCAGGAAAGATGGCTGGAATGATGTTCTTTGAAAAGAACGTAACCAATCTGCCTACTATTCTGGATTCCTCTGTATTGCTTAGGTTTGGCAATAATCCATTCTCTCTAGGAGCTTTGAATTACCCAAGTGCTCTTGGTGAGTTACCTGCACTGAAGATGGTTAGTAGCATCTTCTAATAAAAAGAAAGCCCTCTAATGAGGGCTTTCCTTATTAGTCATCTTTACGCTTCCCAAATAGTAATTCTTTAATAGCCACTGCTACTACAAGTACCACTACAAAGAATGATTGCATAAAGCTGAAAATGCTAGAGATTATGACTCCACTAGCAATAACCGCTGCTCCAGCTACTGCAGCAAATACTGCTACAACAACTGCAAATATCGAGCCTGCTAGGTGGAAAAGAACTTTGAACATCCTATGCCTTAGTTAAAGAGCGTAGGTGTTGGAGCTTCTTTCTTGGCTTCTGCAACAGGTTCTGCTGCTGTCATAGTCATCAGAGTCTGTGTTGTGTCTTTGGCGTCATTGATCTCAACTTCAGCAGACAGGCCATTGTCCCTACGTCCAGAGGTGAACGTAACGTCAACAGTCTTACCCACCAGATTGATACCTTGTTGGATGATGTAGAGGCGAAGTCCTGCTTCAATCTCTGATTGTTTCAGTTGAATTTGCATAAGTTTCCTTAATGTTTGGTTAGTGACAACAGTTGCTTAAAGGTGTTACTTGCGATACCTGCATGGATAGCGGCTGTTGCATCAGCTTGATGTTCTGCTTTGGAAGCATTGACCAAGATAGAGCCTTTCTCCACATAGGTAGGCCAGTTAGCTTCTGGATGGCTTTTCATTGCCCAAGAAATCATCTCTGCTTTAGAAGCAGTGATCTTTCCAGGGCCTGCGAGTTTAACCTCAGAAGGTGTGACTTCAATCAAGGGAAATCCTTGAGCACGTAACGAACCTAGAACACCGACACAGATCCCATAAGAAGCCATAGCCCTTGCTGTTTGGCTTCCTACAGGAACCTCTGCGAAGATAGCATGAGCGTCTTTACAGGCGTCCAGCGTACCCTCGTAGAGTTGCTTAGAGGATTCAAGATCCAAGCTATTCTGTCGAGTTTGTTTGGCTTTAGGTAGGGCTGGATTGATTACAGATACTTGTTCCACAATCAATAGCTTACTTTCGGTGTCATAGACCCCGATTGCCATACCCCAATTTCTTAGACTTGGGTCTAAACCCACTAATTTCCACAGCATATTTATCCTAGTGTTTAGTAGAAGAATCAGATTCTTCCATTTCAGCTACAAAAGGCAACTCACCTAATTCAGACAAAGCAATTGATACACCAAGCTCGAATCCCTTACGGAATTCCCCAGTCATTTTCACTGGTTCAGCTTCGTTAATCATTACTTCGGCATCTTCAGGCACAGTAAGCATGTGGTTCAGTATGGCTACCTTACGCTGATGCCAACGTGATAGCAAACCAACAAAGTGGTTTATGTCCTTGATTTCTAGGGTGTCTGGTGATTCCATTGGTTTCCTTATTTAGAAAGACGCTCTTTTAAGGCGTATCCCATCAAAGGCCAGATTTTCTGTTTAGCGTTTTCTCTAGCAATTTTTTTGCCAATATCGGCATCAAAATTCTCAGGAGAGGCACAAGCACTTTCGCCGGTAACGGTGAAGCCATTTCGTAATACCAATACACAAAAGGTTAAAAGATCTAGTGATTTCTCATAGACAGCATTAGGACGTTGATTGGAGACTTCTTCTCCAAATACTCCCTCAGAGGCTGTAAAGAAATAGCAAGAGACAATGTTTTCTTCAATGTCTTGTGGTGTTACTCGTGGCTTGGTAAGTCCCTTAGCTACGATTTCTTGTTCGATAGCAGAATCATCAGTCCTGGGTGAAGATATGTTATGCATAAGAGTACTCAGGCAATAAAAAAGCCCTCAGTTAAGAGGGCTTCGGAATCTATGCTGAATTGATTCAGCACTTCTTCGGAGGTTTCTTACCAGCAGCTTTTTTGGTTGCCATGATAGCCTTTCAGTTAATGTAGGGAAACGCTCCCTACGGGCGGTTTGATTATAAATTAACCAAACAAACTGGTTGTAGGCTTCTTGGTTGCCGCTGCAGCAGCCAATCCACCTACTTTGGGAACTCCAGCAGTACCAGAAGCTCCTTTAGACTTATCCTTGGTCTTACCAGCCCACTTGGTTTCCCAAGTATTAATGAAAGATGCTTCTTCTGCTTGAGCACGAATCTCAGCAGTAGTCATCTTATCCTTGGCACGGAAGAACTTATCCACTTCGTTCTCATCACGAGTTTCACCAGTGGCTACATAAGAACCATCATCAGCTTTCTTGGTTTTATCTACTGTTTGTTTCAGCAAGCCAATGATGACTTCCTTACCAATCAGGTCAACCAAGACTTCAGCTTTAGTGGGTACTTCAGCTTTGGCTTCAGGGGAGTACAGCTTGATTACCTTGGTTTCGGTATCCATAGCTGCAACTTCCTTACCTACTGTCAGCAGGCACAGGCTATTAGCGTGCAGGAAACCAGGCAGATACTTCTTCTCACCGTTCTTGTCGGTGTAGTAATTCAATCCACCTTTGGCTGTACCAGAGTTCATCCAGAAGGTTTGACGGAATTCACGACCAGATTCGGTTTTGAAAGTGGCTACCAAGCCAAGAGCACCACTAGAAGCTTTATTAATATAGGCCATAGTGATTGTGGTGTTATAGATACCAGATTCCAGAGGACCGGCACTACCTACGGAATCCTTTTCGTCTTCAATAGATGCATCGGTGGAGAGGTTTGCGAGTAGAGACATGTAATATCCTTTATTTAGGTTTACGGGTTGGGAGATGGATTGTAGATAACTTAAGCGTAATAGTCTTTAAGTTTATTCAAGACTAATTGCATATTGTTATCAATGAAGGTTTCCTTGGTTTCAAATAAACCAAGTGGACCACGTAGGCGCTCATTAACTGTATCTTTAGTCAGTTTGCACTGATAAACATATTTAAAGCCAAGAGCTTCTTCTTCTGGAGTAATGTTCAGAAGTGGAGAACCATAGTCCTTGAGAGTTTTAAGTGGTACTTTCTTGGAAGAAATTACTACTGTGAAATAACTCTCAAGTCCGTTGTTCTTAAGTGCTCCTTTGACAGGCACTTTTGTTTCCATAACCATCTCAGATTCATTAAGTGTGTCTAGAGTATGGGCAATGAAGATAACGTTCTTAGTGGACTTAGCTACATGCTGTTGCATCAGTGTTTTAAAGTACTGAGCAAACTGTCCCCATGCTTGCATGGTGTTAGTAGATGGAAGGACATAGACAGACTCATACATATCCAGTAGATATGTGAGACTATCAACCACAATAGTGTGGATTCCATCCATCTCTTCAGCTTTATCAAATGCTTCCAGTACTTGCAGAGGATCAGTGATCACAAACTGCTTGAACTTAGCATTGAATGGAAGCTTCTTACCTGCTTCACAGTTGAGGTACATAACACCTTCTGGTTTCTCCAGCCCCATGAGAGAGGCTGATTTACCAGTAGCTGATTTACCACACAACAGAACTAGATGATCGTTAAATTGGCTCATTGGATTCCTTATCGTTTAGCCATGTTTTTAGAGACAGTTACCATGATGGTCGAGATAATTTCTGCTTCACTGAGCTTGTCAGGTATCTTGTCATTCAGGTGCATAACCCTAGACCGAATACCATCAAAGTCAAAGCCAGCATCCATAAGGATCATGGCGTAACGAAGCAGCATATTGTTTCGGTTTCCATCACCGATGTTATTGATTACCCAACGCTCCAAGTTATCCATAGACTGTTGGGAGTCCAATAACTGTTTACGTTCTTCATTCTTACTGGTTTTAGGAATGAAGGGTAGGGCATCCAATACTTCACCATCGTTGTACTCAAAGTAACCTTCATGAGTTAACCACTTACGTGCTCTTTGGTTAGTAGCTTTATCCACTTCAAATGGAAGCCACTCAAAGATATTGCTCATGAATTCTTTGTAGTCCTTGGCATCAAGCTGCAACTCATAATTGATAGGCATGATGATTCGGAAACGATTCTCTTCTGCTGTATGACGCTTAGTTGTGTAAATAAGGAACTTGTAATTCCTCATGAGCAACTTCACAGTGCTCAGATTTACTCCACCATCCACGTCAATAACTACCAGATTGAAGCCAGGAATACAGTTTTCCTCATTCCTGTAACCACCATTAAGGTGATGTGCTACCCAGTGCATTCCATTGGCTTGAGTCAACTTATGCAGTTGATCAAATGGAGCACGCTCATTCCGATAGTCAGTGGTGATATCAGAGCTGTAGCTCAGTACCATCTTGCTCAGATCAGTCTCTTTCAGAGTCTCACCACGCAAGAACTCAATACCATCAGCAAAAGATTTCTTGATGATGATATTGTTCTTGTAACCGTAAGCAATAGCCAATGAGAGCATTTCTGCTTTCTGGCTTTGTGCTCCACGATAGAAAGGCAAGTCATCAACCAGATCAGCCTGAGTAATATCAGCCTTCACTGTGGCAATGTACTTAGCCAGTTTTACATAGTTACGATCACGAGTAAGCAGACGATTAAAAGCAGCGCCAGACTCTTCTGCAAGCTTGATAGCATAGTAAAGGTGTCTTTCAGTAAGTTCAGGAGATTGATCAATAAAGGCATAGGCTCCAGCCAACTTCAATGCCTTGAAGTAGCGGTGAGCAATTTCAGCTTTCTTGATTTCCTCATGCTCTGGATACTGAGCAGCTTCACGTTCACACTTAAGACGGTACTCAATCAAGGTAAGGGTAGTTTCCTTGCTGATTACTATCTTCTTGTTGACGTTTATTACGTCAGCCAAGGCTTCTAGATTGTCAGATAACGTGTCCAAGAAGCTATCGTCATCAGTGCTAGTAATCTGGTTATAGATTTCTTCCTTGGTTTGGTTCAGAGCATTGGTTGAATGCCGTGAATAACCAAAGAAGCATCTACGTGCATAACCAGTTTCAAGTAATGAATAGAGTTCCTCTTCATTCTTTCCACCATTAAGCAACTTAGCAGGAGTACCGAACATCAGAAGATTAGCTGGAGTACGTCCAATAATCTCTTCTGTACGTGTATTGTCTGAACCAGACTTGGTAAGCTTCTGCTTAATAGCACCTACGTCATACAACTCCAGATAGGTGTTGAATGCTTCAATGCTTCCAGACAGGTTAGAACCAATCTCATCAATGAGCAGGTTCATAGATCCTGCATCTGCCATAAGAAGCTTATGGCGCATCTGCTTGATAGCTGGTGAGGTAGCTTCAGAGAAACTAAACAACATTGCTCCAATGTTGTCGTACTCTTTCTGTACCTTAACCATCTCTTCATCTGGATCAGTGCCCTTACGGTTAGCACGCTTCAGAGCAATCTTTGGAAGATTCTGTTCAGCCAAGATCGGAAAGGTTTCTTCCAGAAATCGTTGACGAAACTGATTGATCACTCGGTTTTCAATGATGTTGGTAGACTTTCCTTTGCCTGCACCTGAACTCATCAAGTTCAGTGCATACATGTTTACAGGAACGTCCCCTTGATCATGGGTGCTAATAGACGCTCGCATCGAAGATGCAACCAGACTAAAGTAAAACCCTACCAATACCCGAAAGAACATCGGGTTACTGTTCTGGGTTTTATTACAGAGAATATTCGCCAACTTCTCAGACGTTGGGTGATATTCCATCTCATCAACGGATATCATGGATTTCCTTTCAAAGAGTTAAGTCACCTGTGTTAATCAGAATGTCTTTCTGACTGCACAGAGAAAAGCCAGAACAATACTTACAGGCAGTGACTTGACCAGGACACTCTTTAACAATACCTCGACCACCATCTTCTGCATTACGCAGCATGGCATCTTGTTTGTTATCGAAGTTCTTAGTACTACGTGTCATCTTTTCAGGATTCTTGTAATACTTAAACACTGGTTCACTACGCCACAGATCTTCATCAGAGCACAATGGGATTTGCTCTTCTGGAGCATCCCAATATTTCTCAATGAGAGCCAACTTATTCCGTACAAACAGATCTGTTTCCTGAATTGACTTCAGAGGCAAGATACGTTGCTGAATACGTTGTTGTGGGTACTTAGGATCTGCCATTGCCTTGGCTTTACTCCAGTCAGTAAAGATGAACTGGATAGCCATGTCATCCTTAGTAATAATGTCTGGATTAAGCCAACGATAGATACTTCCTTGAAGGATGTACTTCTCGTCATTGGTATTGTTCATAGCAGTGAAGGTTGAAGTAGATTTGAAGTCTTCTACTCGTCCATCACCAATGAAGTCAAACTTACCAGAGATGGTGTATTTACCTACCTTCTTATAGGAGCGCATCTCCATATAAATCGGTATTGAATCCTCAGTCAGTTGATCCTTCCTTGGATTGATAATCACACGATCAATAATCTTCTGGGGATAACCCAGAGATTTCATTGCCTCTTCGTAATTAGTGCGCCAAGCACGTTCGATTCCATCATGAATAGCTGTTCCCATACGGGAAGCAACCATATTCACCAAGTCAATCTGAACATCATCAGTATTAACCCGACTACCCAAGATAGCTTGACGTAGTGGCTTAATCAATGATGTGGCTGACAAGGTGTGCTCATCATGGTCATAGTGGTCTGTAGCCAAAAATACGGCTAGAGATAAGGGCACGGAAGATACATTCGCATATTTAGCCATTGGTATTCCTTATTGAATCGGAGAGGCGCAAGGATTGCGCTACTCCGGTTTTGACTGCTCATTAAGTTCAAGCCAACGATTCAAAGTATCTCTGGCTTCCTTAATATCCTGGTAGACAGATTTGCCTCCAGTACGGACACCAGAAAGCAAAAGCTTTTTACTGGCGTGTTGAATACATCCAGAAGGGTCTTGGATGTTGAAGAGGAAATGGGTAGCGTAAACATCTATCTCAGTCAGTTCCCCTACGGACTTGTAGTACTTAGGGTATTTCTGAGACATTGTTTGAACTTCCATTCCTACTTCCTTACGGACGTTAGTAATGAAGTCACTCTCACATTCAGTACAGAAGTCATGATTGTTTTGAGTAATAGAAAAACAGCCTACAGATTTACATTTAGACATTGGCTTCCCTTTGAATTGATATTAGAGATGGGCTATTGCTACTCGCTGCGTCTGGAACCATATTTCGGAACGATTAAGTCCCGCCAGCATCCGCTTTTGCAATAACCCATCAAAAAGACAACCGGAGGTTGTTTAGATAATCTCACAGACGCCAGAAGTGCAAGCAAGTTCTCGCACACTGACTGTGGCATCATCTCTTTCAAAGGAACTAAGGGCATCCCAGTTGAAACTGGGCATACGTACCAACAGATCTTGATACTCTTCCAGAGTACATTCTGTATAAGGTGCTTGCTTATAGGTGTGATCACTGTGGGGCAAGAAACTTACTCCAGCAATCTTATTGAAGTTACGGTAAACCCAATCACCTACACCCAACCATTCATGGTCTTTGACATAAACAGTAACACTAACGTTGTGCTCTGTCCAATTAGATTGGAACATCAGATAGTGATCCAATTGCTCAATGGCAGTACGATCATTACGGAATACTCCTAGCTCTGGTCCCTTCACAGGGAAGCTAAAAATATCTGTGCTTTCTGGTTTAGTAACACAGTCCTCTACTGGGAAGCCTTGTTGACGCATCAACTTAGCAAGAGGATCTTTCTTATCTGCACGTACAGTACGAATGTAGTACTCAGAATAACGTGGATGAATGCCACTAGCACTATCAACCAACTGACTAACTGTTCCACTTGGTTTGACCGTAGTAATAGCTACTGACGGATTAATACCAAGTTTCTCAGCCCAGATCTTATTGGTTTCAATTGCATGTTGCTTCATTTCACGAAGCCAAGATGCTGCTTCTTCAGTAGTGTTAGACAGTACTGGGTGATCCATGATGCCTGTCAGAGATACACCAAGCAGACGTTCTTCTTCTTGGTTTTTCTTCCAGATATTCCGTACATAACGGAACTCAGTCAACATGGATTGATAAGTACCGATGATGGTAGCGATACGGACTTTCTCTTTCAGATCAGCCAACGTATCTCCAGCACGGATAACCACTTCAGAGAGGTTACACAAGCCTGCAGAACGCAGAGTAATCTCAGCACAAGGATTTACACCAACTACTTTGGTGTGATCTCTACGACCTGTTTCAATGGCTTTTTTGATAGCTGCTTCACGGTTGAAGATACCCCGTTCACCAGACTTAGACTCAATCAAAGACAGCCACTCCTTCATGAACAGTTCCATTTCTGGACGTTCTGTATAGGCTGCAGAATTGTTAGCCAGTGCTCGTTGTGGCTCATTAACCCACCACTGACCGGACTTAGCATGACGCATACGGTCATCACTAAGATTGCTTAGGGAGATAAGAGCACTACGACGGACTCCACCAACCACTACGATATCTGCAATCTTGCAAACCAAGTCATGACATTCAACGCTTGTAAGCTTACGTCCTGCTGCTCCCTTGAAGGTAGCAATTGCAAACTTGAATAGATCTATTAGTGGGGCTGGTCCAGATGCACGACCACCAAAGGTTTTGAGTTTCATGCCTGCTGCACGAACTTTGCTAGTGTCCCATTGCGGGATACTTCCAGAGTACAGTAAAGCCAAGAGTTCACGGAAGGCATTGCACCATCCAGCTTTACTATCTTTAACTACGATAGTGATATCAGTATTAGTGAAAGTTTCTGCTACTGTGGGTAGATTAGCAATGAACTGACGTTCAACACTGAATCCCATACCTGTTCCACACATAAGCACATAGAGAATCTCATCAAAGGCACGTACATCATCAATAGCTGTAAATGCACAGTTATATCCTGCCATTGGATCACGCTCTAGTGCTGGTCCTGCTGTCATCAACGCTCGCATTGATGGCATGGTTTTCAGTTCATAGATGTGATCAAAGATCTCGTTGGCTGGATAGTGTGGAAACTTGTTCTTGAAATAGTTCACATAACGAAGAACTGTTTCTTCCCAAGTTTCTCTACGATTCTCGGAATCAATCCACCGTGCATAACGACTCTTATGCACATACTCTTGGAGGGGAGTTGGTAGTTGACCAGATGAAATAGCTGTCATTTCATTCTTTCATAAGGATGGGGAATAGAAAAAGCCAGTAATCCCACACGGAAGTACTGGCTCATACTGCAATTAATGCTTTTTGGTAGGCATTGACGGCAAAGTTGCTGTTTACTACGCTTAATTGGGATCGTGAGTTTAGCTGAATACTCCTTGAATAAGTTAACTTAACTAAGGTAAGTGGTTAATAATTGCCCTGTGTCAAGGCAGACCAGCTTACCGGATAAAGGGGTGCAATAATCTCATTGACCTGTTCTGCAAGCTCCTGAATCTCCTTTTGAGCATGAGAATCAGAGCGTTGGTTGTAGAAATTGGCAAATGCATAGAGGGAACCTGTCCATACCCAGTTAACTTCACAGCCTTGAGGCAGGAAGAATCTGGCTTGCTCTGGACAGACGTTATCTTCAATGGCTTGTAGATAAGCCTCTACCATGACACTGGTACGGTCAAAATACTCTGCCATCCAGTAATCGCTACGGATATGCTTTCCACCACTTCCTTGCTTAACTGATTCAGCAGCCTGACGGAAATGTTGTGGAATGTAGACCTTTGGTGCAGACTTAATGTATCTGCGGGATTCCTCAGACTCTACAAAGCCAACCTTATGCTTGAAGCACTGGACTCGAATAGGAATAGGGGCTTCCATACGCAGAGAGATGTGTGGGTGTCCAAATGGAACCCAATGCTCAGGGATATTACGCAGGTAAATAGCCAGTTTCTTGGCTTCAATGGTATTGGTAATACCTACCAGGTCGTAAACCAGCTTATCCCAATCTCCCGAAGCCATACCTCGGGCTAGGAATCGGATTAGATTGTTATTCTGTTCTTCAGTAAAGTTATCTGCTAGTGCTGCAAATGACTGTCGGGCATAATTAGCTACATCTTTATCTGAGAGGTAGTGGTTTTCATAAACTGCTTTCATAAATCCTCGGTTGGTTAGTTAAACGGTCAAAAGACCACACGGAGTGTGGTTAAGGAGCTATTGTGGCAAATCTTGTTTGCGGTATTGGGGATTGGAATGGTCCCAAGGCTGGAGACCCTTCCAATAATGTGACCCTAGGTACTTCAACAGTACTAGGAGGTATCTATCTTAGCTGGAACTACCCTACAGTTAATCCACATGCAGTAGCACACACATTGGTTTATCGTGGCACTAATGGGACTTTTGGTTCAGCCATCAAAATAGCAGTAGCTGCAGGTAGTGGTTACTTTGACCGTATTACTGTAACTACGGATACTACTTATTACTATTGGATTCAAATAGTTTCTATTAACGGAACTACTTTAACTCCAATTGGTCCAGTTACAGGAGTTGCTATACCTCCTGCTGCCACATTATCTAATGATTTAAACCAACAGATTAATAGCAGCCTATTATCTGAAGAGTTAAGAACTGATATTGGTAATATTGAATTGCTAGGACATTCTCTTACTCAAGAGATTAAAGACCGTCTAGCAGCTAATCTAGCTCTTGGTAATACTATTACTGGTGTAGATGGTCGAGTACATAATGCACTTGCATTTATTGAGCAGGAAACCAATCAACGTATTACTGGTGATGGTGCTCTAGCTACTCGCCTAGATGTGATGGGTGTTGGCTTTGATACTGCTATGGCAGGCATTGCTGATCAATTCATTGTCAAAGCCACAGAGACTGAGGCTCTAGCCAAGAAGATCACTACTGTAGAAGCTACCCTAAACGGTAATACTGCTACAGGCGAGATTGGTTTGAAAGCAATTGTTTCAAACAATGCCAATAGCATGACTGACCTTAGTAATGCTCTAGGCGATGTTACTGATGACGTTACTAAAGCATCTAACGATATTAAAGGCATCAATACTAAGCTTGCTTCTGTATATACAGTCAAACTTAAAACAGTTAACCAAGCTACAGGTAAAACCTTATTTGGTGGTTTTGGTTTAGTAAATGATGGTACTACTGTAGATGCTGGTTTTAATGTTAATAACTTCTGGATTGGTGACGTTAATAGCGTTGTTAAACCGTTTGTTGTTGGAAAAGATCCTAATACTAATGTAGATACTGTATTTATTGATACTGCAGTAATTAAAGACCTATCGGTTACTACAGCCAAAATTGGTAAGAACTCTATTACTATTCCTACTTCAGGATATAACGTTTGTTATCTTGATATGCCTTCAGACGGCAAAGTATTTGTAGTTGCTACAGCCAATATGTATGAGAATAGTGGTTCTGATGGAGGTGGGCTTAACTCGGCTTATTCCATACAACTAGATTGCCCTACTAATGGTGAATCTGGTGGCTTTATGTGGGTACATGGAGCCAAAGCTAGGTGGTCTGTTGCCACTACCAGTTTTACATTTACTGTTCCCAAAGGTTCGCATACCTTCCAAATTTCTTATCAGAATTGGGGTGGTAACTTCTCTTTGAGTAATGCAGCCATGATTGCTATAGCGGTACTACGATGATTCACTATATTGAAGCAGACTCACAAGGCAAGATCTTTAACTTTGGTAGTGCTGGTGGATTCAGTGATGCTGAGTCCTTCAAGAAAGTGCTTCCAACAGCAATTATTCTTGACACTCCAGTTTCTCAGCTAAACCAATACTATTGGGATGGTAAAGCTATCCAACCAATGGGTAGACAGCCTTCCCTGGCCCATGAGTTCAACTATGAACTCAAAGCTTGGGTTTTGAATGCTCAAACCCAATGGGAATTGGTCAAATCCAAGAGAAATGACCTATTAGCTGCTACAGATTGGCGAGTTATTAAGGCTCAAGAGGAAGGAATCTCTCTAGATCCAGTTTGGATTGCTTATCGGCAAGCCTTACGAGATATTACTGAGCAACCAGATCCGTTTAAGATTGTTTGGCCTAATTCACCAAACTAAGATTAGTTTCGGATATGATTGGGCACACAATTAGCCATTAATGGGGTAATGCTCCAGTAAATAGGGTAATTTGTATCATTGGATGACTAGCAAGAGCAGCAACTTCCATAACAAGCCTAAATATCCCTTACAGAGCAATCTGTCGGGTTTTTATGTTGTTGGAGAACGATTTGCTGCATTTCCTTGCCTCTGAAGACTCCTGCAGCTTGGTTTGTAAAGGCGTAAGCCTTGATTTCATTCATACCTAGTTTCTTATTAAGGAGTTCTAATGTCTAAGTTTTCGAACTACACAGAAGGCAATATCATTGAAACCACTCTGCGTGGTGCTGCCTTTCCTGTACCCACTGCTGTTTATATTGCCCTGTTTACTGCAGATCCGACTGATGCCAACGTAACTGCTGGTGAAGTACAAACCTCTGCTTGGCCTGCTTATGTCCGTAAAGATGCTGCCGTTGGTGGTGCTATCTCTACTGGCTGGACAGCCAATGCTAATGGCGTGTCTTCTAATGCCAAAGCAATTACCTTCCCTGCTAATAACGGTGCTGGTTCGGTAACTGTTGGCTATATCGGTATCTACGATGCTGCTACAGGAGGTAACTTGCTGTACCACTCTCCCTTGGTTTCGTCCAAGGTTCTTCAAGTGGGTGACGTGCTTTCCTTCGGTATTGGTGCTATCACCATCACTATCGACTAATAGGTAAGCAAGATGGACCAAACTGCTGTTAACAGTAGTGGTGTAAACAGTGCCAGTAACCTATCATGGGTACTGGCTTCTGTTGCTATTACAGCCTCTGCTGCTGTTAATGCAGTTGCTGTCCGTCAATATGAGATCTTTGCATCTCCTACTGCTAATGCAGTAGTTAATGTAGTTCCAACAAATACACAACCTGGTGTTGTAAACGTTCTTGGAACTGGTGGTGTTTATCCTGATGCCTATCTACAACAAGCAGCTACTGCTAATCTAGTTGCTTCAGGTAAGGTTCAGGCTTATGTTCTTAGCTATGTAGCTGGTTCAGCTACTATCATCTGCAATTCGACTATCCAAGCTATTCCAGCAAATAGTCTAGGTCGTGCAGATATCACTGGATCTGCTGCTGTAAGCCCTACAGCAACCAGAATCCAGCCTGCTAAAGCTAATTTAACTGCTTCAGGTGCAGTAAGTAACTCTATTGCACCAGTTGTGACTCGATATGTAACAGCTAATCTAGCTGCTGCAGGTAAAGTACGTGTTGAAACACGTATTAACGGTGTCCATGAGACATATGCAGCACCTGTAGGTTCAGCAAACATTGTTGCTGATCCTTTGGCAAATGTAATGTTTGCCTTTAATGCTGCATGTAGTGCTAATGTTTCCCCAGTAATCACATTAGAGCAAACCACTGTATCCAGTGTTTATGCTAACTCTCTGATTGTGGTTGCTGAACCAGAAGTTACTAGGCCGTCTGTTGCATACATGTATCCCAGTTGTACTGTCTCTGCTGACGGTACTAGGATGCGACTAGCTGAATCCAGCTTTGTAGGTTCATCGACTATTACGATGGCTAAAACCTATCAAACACACTCTGCAAACGCTTCTTTGAGTGGTTTGGCTTCTGTATCTGGGGCTGGCACTGTTACTCAGTACGCTAATGTAGCTTCTGCAGCCTATGTAAATATGGCAGCAGATGCCTCTAAGACTGCTTATGCACTTTCTCAAGGTGAGAAAGGAACTGCTGTTCTAGAGGCTACTGCTTGGCTTCAAGAGTTTGGTACTGCAACACTAACTTGCAGATCGTTAGTTAATGCTGAAGCTGTTCAAACTTGCTTGGCTTATTCCAACGCAACAAACACTATTTCTGTAGTGGCTAATGCTACTAAGACTATGTTTGTAGACTCTTCAGCACAAGCTGGAGTAACTATTGCAGCAGACGCTACCCGAGTAGTAATGCCTCAGTCTGTAATCACTAATGAAGTAACTATAGAAGCAGTAGCTCTACGTACTGCTTATGGAATAGCTGCAGTTGATGCAGCCGTAACTATTGTTGTTGATTCCATTGCAAACCCTGAATCTATTGATCCAGAGTCTAGAACTTTCTATGCTGCTCCTAGAACCACTGAGTTTGCAAGACCTTATGTTGAAACAGAATTTAGGAGAGCCGCATGAAGTTAGGCACAGTTAAAAAGCAACCTAGGGAGAATTTCTCCTATACGGTTACTTATGAAGATGCTCTTACTGTTGGTGACAATGTTCAAGCTGTTGAAGTAGTTTCTGTACCAACAGGTTTAGTAATTACTAACGTAGCTGTGTTTGACCCACGAGTTAAGTTCTGGGTTGGTGGTGGTACTGATGGCTCTTCTTATAAGCTGTCAATCACAGTAACAACTGCTGATGGTCGAGTGTTCCAAGACGAGCTTACATTTGTTATTAAGGAAGTAGTCTAATGGCTCAGTTATTTACAAATAACGCTACAACTAAACTCAGTACTGGTATTGATGCCGTTACTACTTCTGTTGTTGTCGTTGATGGATCTAAATTCCCATCACCTACTGGTGGAGACTACTTCTATATCACTGTATCTCGTATTAATGGCAGTGGTCAAGAAGATCAATGGGAGATTATGAAATGTACTAGTCGAACGACTAATACATTGACTGTTGTACGTGCTCAAGACAACACTACTGCTGTATCTGCTGTTGCTGGTTCACCTGTTGAGCTTCGTCAAGTAGCGCAGACAATCTCTAATCCAGATCTCAATAGCCTTACTGTTAAGAACAACATCAACAATACGGCTCTTACAGCCTCTTCTGCAGTAGCTACAGATGCGTCAAAGAACCTTGTTTCGGTGCCTACTACTGGCACTGGTAGTTATGTACTGTCTAACAGCCCCACTCTGGTCACACCTAATCTTGGAACTCCAACTACCTTAGTTGGAACCAACATTACTGGTACTGCTTCTGGTTTGACAGCAGGTACTGTGACTACCAATGCCAACCTAACTGGTGACGTTACCTCTGCAGGTAACACTACAACGATTGGTGCTAATAAAGTTACCTTGGCTAAGATTGCTCAAGTAGCAACATCTATTTTCCTAGGTAGGGTATCTGTTGGTACTGGTAACGTTGAAGAAGTTACTGTTGCTTCTGCCAAGACAATGCTTGGCATTAGTAACGTAGACAATACCTCTGATGCTAATAAGCCTCTAAGTACTGCAGAGACTACTGCTCTTGCTTTAAAACAAAACTTGTCTGATAAAGATGCTTCTGGTGGCTATGTCGGTTTAACCACGATGAAGATCAACTTCAGAAACGCTCTGAATACGATCACTAGCTTCTTTACTAATGCTAATACGGTAGCACGTACTTATACCTTCCCTGATAAGGATGGTACGGTAGCAATGACCAGTGACATTACTGGAACCAATAGTGGTACTAACACCGGTGATGAAACCACAGCTACTATTAAATCCAAGCTAGGTATCACTACCTTGTCTGGTTCTAATACAGGTGATCAAACTACTATTTCAGGTAATGCAGGTTCTGCAACACGTATTGCATTTAATGACCGTAGAGCAGTAAACCAGACCCCTGGGTATTTCGGTGCTGGTGCAGATTGGTCGTTTATGGCTAACGCTACAGACGGTCTTGCTGATGGTGGTACATACCACGGAGTAATGCACTTCCAACCATACACAGATGCGTCTGGTGGTGGTGCTTATGAACTTGGTTTCACAGATAACAACAATCTGTGGATTCGAGGTAGTAGTGGAGGCCTTACCTCTTGGGCATCTTGGAAAAAGATCATTGATAACAGTAATGTTGGTAACTATGCACCTTCATTAACAGGCACAGGAGCTTCCGGTACATGGGGCATTAACATTACAGGGACTGCAGGTTCTGTTGCATGGGGTAATGTCTCTGGTCGTCCTACAGCAGTATCTTCGTTTACTAATGACTCTGGTTATGTAACCTCTGGTGGTACTGTGGCAAACGCCACTAATGCTACTAACTCAACAAATGCAACTAACTTAACTGGTACTGCTAGTACCGCTGGTTATTCAACTAGTTCGGCATCGGTAGCCTATGGTGGTATTGGCGGTCCACAAGTTATGGGCCAAGGTGGTGGTGCGGCGATGTTATCGTTCCATCGTCCAGGTTCATATGCTATTAACTTCGGTCTTGATACAGACAATGTTCTGAAGGTTGGCGGCTGGAGTATGGGTGCGGTGTCATATGCAATCATGCATAGTGGCAATATTGGATCACAGTCTGTTAATTACGCAACAACAGCAGGATCGGCGCCTGCCAATGGGGGAACATCTTCATATAGCACTTACCAATGGTCTACCTCTCATAGTGGTACTTACTATGTTTCTAATGCTTGGAACGGAACATATTGGCGTTTTACTTCAAATCATGGTGCGGGTATCAGTGTTACTCACGCTGATTATGCAAATAGTGCTGGATCAATATCAGGCGGTTTGAAAACCATTGGTGGACAATCTTTAATTGGTTCTGGGGATTTATCTATGATTAAAAGTGTTCAACACGGTAGTACCGCAGTTGGTGTAATGAGCGTTAATGTGACAATTTCTGCTGTTAATACTAGTAAAGCTTTTGTTGTAGCAAATGTTGCTGGTACTCCACCTATGTATGACCCCTATGGATCTGTTCGACAAACTGGTGGTGGAGCATACTTTGCATCAACTGGAGCAAGCGTAACCTCTCTAACAATCGAAGGTAATGGAAACTTTGGTGTAAACACCACTATCCATTGGTCTGTTATTGAATATTATTAATTGGAGTAATTTATGTACTACTACGCTCACATGGACTCTGATGTTGTCATTGGAAAAGTTAATACTCATCTGCCTGTAGAGGTTGCTGAGTATCTTGAGATAACTGCTGAACAATACATTTCAGTAAAGTTGGGAAGCATCTACTCTAAAGGTATCTTCTTGTCTCCTGAAATTGCTGAACCTACTACAAGACTTATTTCTAAATTGGAATATATGAATAGGTTCACAACTGCAGAGTTGGCGAGTATTTATACAGCCGCTAAAACAGAAGTTTTAGTAGAAATTTGGTTAGAGAAATTTAAACTTGCTCAAAATATTGATCTAATGGATCAACGGACTATTGAAGGAGTCCATGCACTTGAAGCAACGGGCCTTATTGCTACTGGACGTGCTGCAGCAATTCTTGCTTAAATATGCTTGAAAGACTCATTAATGTCATTTTTGCCTTGGATTGCTTTCTATTCTCCCTTGCTACTCTTGGGAGAAGTTATCCCTATGAGTCTTTTTCAAGTGCAGCCTACCGTGCAGAAAAGTACGGTAGGCTCTACGGAAAATTCAGGCCAGTAATTGATACCTTACTGTGGTTTGACAAAAACCACTGTGAAAGATCCTATAAACAAGCCAAACTTAACTTACCAGAGGACATGCGGTGAACTACGTTAGAGCATTCTTTGAAGCTATCCCAGTAATCTTGGCTATTGTGGCTATCTTTACTTGTGGAAACCATGCTATTACCACTAGACGAATCCATGATCGTCAAACCCATATTGCTATGGTAGTGGCTGCAGTTCTTCTAATCTGTGCTCAATCCAGTTGGACTTATACCGTACTACACGGAATGACTTTTGGAACCTTCATTGCAGATGTAATCTGGACGATATTTAATACTCTGGTTATGGTGACATTTATCCTGTCAACTCGGAGAACAAAATGAGTCTTGTCTTTGAGCGTTTACGCTCAGTACTTCTAGAAGATCCAACCGGTAATGTCCGGTTATTCTTTGGCTTAATAACAATAGGGTACTCCCTATTTATTCCACAGACAGTTGGACATTTTATGTATCAACTGGCGGTAGAATGGGTTAATCCTTGGATCTGGGCAATTGCATTTATGACAAATGGAATTGCACTGGTTTATGGAGCTATATCAAATAAACCAAGTCTTACTGGCTTTATATTAGAAGGCTGGCTTGGTTTGGCATCATGGGGCACTATGGGGGTTGCAACGTCACTATCCCAAGGGATTCCTGGTCCAACATTTTGTGCTGCATTTATTGCAGTGTGGATTTTTGTGAGGTATCCAAAATGGCGTTAGAGGTAGGGCTTAATACTGAAACTATCGCAGGTGGAGGAATAGCTGGTGGAGCTTTCCTTATGTACGTGCGTAAGTTCTACCTTGATTGGATTGGCTCAAGGCCACAAGTAGCCAGTGCTGCTGCTGTTGAATCCCAGTTTAAAGCTCTTCGTGAACAGATCGAATCTCTTCAAGCTGACAACAAAGAACTCCGTAAAGAGTTCAACCGTATGGATGTAGTTATCCACCGTCAGCAAACCAAACTCACACGTACAGAGATGCTTGTACGTCAATTCGTTGGTATGGCTAAAGAATGGGGTAAGGAAGTCCCTAAGTTCATGCAAGACGAATTAGATGATCTCCTTCATAGTGATCCTAAGCCAGAGGCAAATATCAATGGCTGATATTTACTCTGTTTTGTTATTTGTAATATGTGTACTCCTAGCAATCCTAGGAGTATCTTGGTGGGTCATTGAAAGAGATTTAAAGGATAAGTAATGCTACCTATTGTTGCTACTCTTCTTTCTAGCGGTCTTAGTCTTCTTGGTAATGCTGTTCTTGCTAAGGGACAAGACGTTATCGAAGAGAAGCTAGGGGTAAAGCTTGATGAACTAACTCAAACCAATGATGGTTTGGTTAAGCTTCGTCAGATTGAAATGGCTAATGAACAAGCTCTTCGTGACTTTGCTATTGCTAAGAAGGAACAAGAGCTTAAAGAAGATTCTATGGCTTATGCTGATACGGCTAATGCTCGTAATATGCAAATAGCTGCTCTAAACCAGAACGATATATTCAGTAAACGTTTCATTTACTACTTTGCTATCTTCTGGTCTGTAATGTCCTGCCTTTATATTGCGTTCATTACCTTTGGTACTATTCCTCAAGCTAATATCCGCTTTGCAGATACTATTCTTGGTTTCTTGCTTGGTACGGCTATTGCTACGATTATTCAGTTCTTCTACGGTACTTCTAAAGGTAGCCGAGATAAGGATGATCATTTGATTACTGCCATTAAGGAGATGAGCAAATGAGTATGGTTGATGAACAATTTGCTTTCCTACAAGATGTAGCCAAGCTTATTCAATATGCTGCTTCTAAAGGCTTGAAAGTTACTGCTGGTGAGATGTACCGTACAGCAGAACAGCAAGCTATTTATGTGAAGACAGGGCGTTCTAAAACCATGAAGTCCAAACACCTAGATCGCCTAGCTGTTGACTTGAACTTCTTTAAAGAAGGTCGTTTGGACTATGAATGTAAGGAAGTGGTGGACGTAGGACTTTATTGGGAGTCTTTGTCCACAAAGAATAGTTCAGGAATGTTCTGGAAATCGTTTGTTGATGTTCCTCATTTCGAGCGTCGTATTTAACTAGGAGTAATTATGCTTACAGCACCTTCATCTATTTTCATTGACGTATCCTCTGCTAAGAGTGATACCGTAGATCTTCCTAACGGTCCTTGCCGTTCTCTTTATATTGGTAATGGTGGAAACATCGTAGTTATTCCTACAGGTGGTACTGCTTCCATTACCTTTAACAATGTGCAGAGTGGTTCTATTCTGCCTATTCAAGTTAAGCGTGTTATTTCCACTAACACTACTGTCTCTAACATCATCGCACTGTACTAATCATGGAACTTGGCCTGTCTGTATCGCTGTCCAATGCACGAAGGACAGGACTTTCTGCAGCACTAGATCTTATTTTTAATAAAGCTAGTGCTTTTGATTCTCGTGTTGTAGCAACACGTACTGATCCCAATGGTAGTTGCGCTTCTTATTGGGATAGTGATGGTGTGTTGAAGTTTATGGGTATGAATTTAATACCCAATTCAGCCTGTGTTGGAGCAAGCATGCCTTCAACATTACCTACTGGATGGAGTTTAGGAAGTCCAGGCTACACAGGTTTAAGCTATTCAGTCGTAGGTACAGGGGTTACTAGTAATGGCAATCCTTATGTAGATATTCGTATTAATGGAACATCTACAAGTGGTGGCACATTAAGTATTCGTCCAGATACCACATACAAAACTGTTGCTCCCAGTTCAACTTATACAGCTTCAATAAATGTTGCATTAATTGCTGGAACTAACCCAAGTGCAGCAGCACTTGGTTTTGACTTTAGTATCGGTGGAGCGTATGCAGGTACAGTGACTGCTGCAGCCGCAGCACCTACAAGCACGCTGACTCAAGCTAAAACAACAGGAGCTGTTTCTGCTAGTGCTAATCAAATAAGCTCTGTTTATTTTTACTACACTGCTTTGACTGCAAGCCAAGCAGTAGACGTAACGCTTCGTCTTAGTGCTCCACAACTAGAGTTTGGAAGTACAGTAAATACCTTTAGTCCTACCTATGGAACTGCTAACAGTGGTCCTAGGATCAACCACGATCCTTCACAGCCTATTGGCGGTAATGGTGTAGAGATTGCTACTAACTTTCAGAATGCTACTGGTTGGGGTACTGGTGGTAGTGGCTTTACTGTTGCTAACGGTCAAGTAACCATTACCAACTCTCCACAGAATAGTTGGGTACAGTTTGGAAGCCTTAGTGTTGGTAAACAGTACTTTGTTAAATTCACCGTCTCTGGTTTAACAAACGGTCCTGTAGCTATTCTTCCTGCTGGTGGAGCAGGAATATCAGCCAGTACTAACGGTAACTACTCAGGGTACATAACTCCTAATGCCAATGGACAAGGTTTCTATATCTGGCAGTCTGGAGCAAGTAATACTTCTTGTGTAATCAGTAATGTTACTGTTCAAGAAGCTACCTTTGCTCCTAGATCTTGGTTGATGGAAGAAACCAGAACTAACCTTCTTACTGGTAACTTTTGGTCTAATAATGGTAATGGATCTTCTGCAACCAGTACTCAAAATGCTATTGGTCCAGATGGACTAGCTACTAGTGCATGGACAGTTACTGAAAGTCTTACTTCTGCTTATCAGTATTCAATATCTGCTGGTGGAAATCTCACTTCAGCAGTACATACCGCCTCTGCATTTGTAAAAGCAGGTACTGCAAATAAGTGTCAGCTTTTCGTTAATGCACTTCTATCCGGTGATTACGTTAATTTCTCATTAACAGGTACTGGTTCTATAACAGCAGCTACTACCCCTGCTAATTGCTCAATTACTCTACTAGCTAATGGTTGGTACAGGGTAACAATGCAATTCACAGCTACTGCTGGAAGTGGTGGAGTACTAATCTCTCACATTGCAACTGCTACTGATACTAGAAATCCTGCTACAAATACTGGTACAGGACGTACCCTATTTGTCTATGGTGCTCAGATAGAACTTGGCGCTACTGCTAGTTCGTTTATTTTGCCTACAACTACTACTGCAGCTACAACTCGTGGTACAGACTCAGGCTTAATGTCTGGTACAGGATTTACCTCTTGGTTTCCATCAGGTAATGCTATTGGAACCTTGGTTTGTGAGTTTGATACTGCTGCTAAAGATGCCGATGCTAGAGCAGTATGTTTGTTTAACTCTGGTGACTCTAATACAGTAAGTATTCGCAAGCTTACTAGTAATGCCTTATCAATGGTTAATCGTCTTGGTGCTACCAATAATGACATTACTAGTATTCCTGGCTCTAATACTATTAACAACGTCATTAAGATGGCTGTATCGTTTAACTCTACAGCAGGTACTGCTCAAGCTAGTTATAACGGTGGTTGTATTTGTACTGGTGTATTTCCAGTAATCAATAACTTTGACCATATGAACATTGGAATAGCTTCTGCTAACTCTGGTTCAATAAATGGTCATATCAAGCGTATTACCTACTATCCACAAGAGTTTAAAGGTGCTGCTCTACAGAACCTAGCTGCTCCTGTAATACCAGTACCAGACATGTTGCTGGATTTCGTTAATAACACTTACTACAGCTAATCATGCCAACCTCTAAGTCATTTCAAGAGATTCAGAACTTTGCTAGAAATTCTGCTGGCTGGTTTTTTGATGTAGATGGTGTCTACAAACCAGCAAGAGTTAATTACATTCGTAATAACACTATGCTTGGTGTTATTGCTGGTAGTCCAGGCACTATCCCAACTAACTGGGCTATTGATGGTAACGAGAATGGCTTAACTCGTACCATTGTTGGTGTTGGTGTTGAGAATGGTATTAGCTACATAGATGTTCAATGGTCTGGAACACCTACAGCTACTTCTGATCTAGATCATTTCTTTGAAACTGGTAACGGTATTGGAGCTAGTAATGGACAGACTTGGACAGGTTCTGTTTACTTAAAACTAGTATCAGGCACATTGCCAGGAACTGTAGTTCACTATGGCTATGTTCTGGATTCAAGCCAAACGTTTATTAATCTTCTAGACTTCGGCACTCTTAGCGTTAATTCAACGCTTACTCGTTTTGTTGGTACTGGTCAAATCAATACAGCTAGTGCTACTTACATGCGTCCTACGGTAAAGATAAGCTACACACTTAGTGTGGCAGTTAACTTCACCATTCGTATTGGAATGCCTCAACTTGAACTAGGTCTTACACCAAGTACTGTAGCCCCTACTGTTATTGCTACTAGTGGAGCACCTCGTAGAGCTTATGACCCTAGCTGCTATGACTTTGGATATCTTCTAAACACTGAACTAGTTACTAATGGTCCTACTGGTTTTGCTAATACCACTGGTATTGCTGCAGGTAACTCTGCAACTATTGCAGCCACTGGTAATGAACTAGTTATTACCCAAGCTGCATCCAGTGTCTATGGACAAGCACAAGTTTCATACTCTGGTTTAACAGTAGGTAAGCGTTATCGTTTGTCTATTAAGTACTCTAATCTCACTGATACTACTGGTGGAACAATCATCCAGTTTGGTACACAGACAGTTGGTAATCCTTATTCCATAGATACCTTTATCTATGATTGGTTGTGTACTAGTGCTTCTGGAAGTATCAACATAAGCCATAGCAATACCAATCCAATTGGTGCCAAGATCAATGTAGCTTCCTTGTCTCTACAAGAAATAGTAGCTAAGACAGTTGGTACTGAACTAGCTGTTAATGGTTCCTTCAGTGCAGATACTAATTGGACTAAAGGTAACGCTGCATGGACTATTTCTGGTGGAACATTGAACTGTAATGGTTCTTCTGCAGGTGTTTGGACAACTGCCAGTGATATGCCTGCTGTAAGCGTAGGCAAAACATACAGAATTATTTGGACTGTTACAACTACTACTGCAGGTAGCGGAGTATCTGTTGGTTTTAATGGAACAACTACAAATAACGTAGGTGGTACATATTCAACTTCTGGAACATTTATTGATTACGTTACTGTTCCTTATGGTTCAACTAGCTTCTTCATTGGTGCTCGTGGAGCAGGTACTTGGGCAGGTAGTATTGATAACATATCAATACAAGAAGTAATGTTCCGTCCTGTTGGTGTAATGTCTGAAGACACTAGAACCAACATGATTAACTACACAGAGAATTTAGGTGATAACACTTATTGGAATAATGCCGGTAGTGTTACTGCTGCTGCAGGAGAAACATCTCCTACTGGTGCAACAGCAGCCTTAGTAACATTTACAGCTTCTGGAACTCGTTATAGGACTGCACAATCCCTTACTGCAGGTATTGCCTACACTTCTAGTCTTTATATGAAGTGGGTATCTGGTGCTACTAATCTAGTATTTGTAGCTTGCTCTTCAGGAAGTTTTGGAGGTACTGGTGGAGATAGAACACTGGTGTTTAGTGGTATCAACGGAGGTTGGGTAAGCAATAGTTCCGAAATAACTTCTTACTCTATTACTCGTTGCGGTAATGGTTGGTTTAGGGTATCAGCAACATATACTCCTACAACTACCAACGTCACTAACATAGGTGTTCAAGCCGGTGCTGCTAACGTAACAGCAGCATGGGGTGCTCAGATAGAGCAAGGAAGTATTGCTACTTCTTATATCCCTAACCCTAGTGCTACTTATAACCAACGTGTCTACGACAACATAGCCATTACAGGTAACAAGCTAACTGATTGGTTTACCCAATACAGTACAGGTGCTTTTGTTATTGAGTATGAACCAAATGCTAACTCTGCTGGTTATTTGCTTGGTTCTGCAGCTTGTGGACTTCAAGGCGGTCAAGCAAGTCTTTCTCAATGGAATAACATTACTACAGTTACAAATAGTGGTCCAACAACTCCATTTGAGAAATGTAAGGTTGCTTTATCTTATATAGGTAACAAGCGTGTAGCCTGTATCAACGGCTCTATGGCTACTATTGATAACAATCCAGCATTTACCACTGCTGTTACTGGCTTGTATATTGGGTCCTTTAGTAGTGCTTCTGGAAACATTCAGAATGGAGCCATTAGAACTGTTAAGTACTACAAGGATGGTTTGACTGAGGCAGCTATGCGCTACCTCACGGCTAACTAAATCCCATCAGCTATCTGGCTTATCGTAGGCCGATAGTAGGTGTTCATCAGTAGATTCAAATTCTTGTGTCTACTGATCTTCGCTAAGGTCATCACATCGACTTTCTTTGCTAAGTGAGTTAATGCGGTGGCCCTAGTATCATGGAACGTTAAACCAGTGATTTGAAGCTCTCTACAGAGCTTACTGAACAACACAGAACCCTCATTAGCATCAACCACAAATGATGGTCTTGCTAACAACTTCCTAGCTATTCTGCCTATTGGGATTCGTCCTACTTGTTCTGTCTTGGTTTTGAGAGTTACAACCTTCGTCAGAGGGTCATAGTTGTCTGGTGCTTGAAGTACTTCAGACATTCTCATACCAGTCCTCAGAGCGATGTGAAAGGCATCCTGCATCTCTTTAGTCTTACCTACCCTAGGTGCTCTCAAAACTCGTTTTATAGCCTTCCAGCCCCATACAGATTGTCTGGGTTGGTTTTCTTTAGGCATCTTGGCTCCTGAGAATGGATCATGGTCAAGCCACTTCCATTCCTTACGAGCCAGATTTAACAGGTTTCGCAATAGATTTGCTTCCCTGACTACGGTAGATCCACTGACTGTTTCCAGCCTTGTGTCTCTCCATTTGGCTATGTCTGGAGTGTCTAGATCCTGAAGGATCTGATCCTTACCAAAGTGCTCTAGCATCTGTTCTAGCCTACGCACTTCCCAAGGACCGCCATCTTTCTTGGATGAGACTTCTTTTTGGTACTTCTCTACGGCATCACCAAAGGTGTGAATGCCTGTTTGTTTGTCTCTCTTGGCTTTGGCTTCTTGCTCAGTAGCCCATGCTTGAGCTTCTCTTTTCGTATCGAAGGATTTGCTTGAACGTTTACCGTTCCTAGCTATCTGAGCTTGCCACTTACCAGAGGGAATCTTTTGGATGTAGGCCATTCGTAATCACCATTCGTACTTTATTCGGGGAGCATTCGGAAACAAAAAGACCTCCATTGGGAGGTCGTGTAGTGTATCCGTAGCATCTTTCCAATGAAAGTAACCTAAATGGTGCCCGAGGCCGGAACTTAACCTACAGCTAAGAAGGCCCTGATTCGTAATCCATTCGACTTTTGACTGCTTTTCGATGCATAAATGCAGCTACTTCAGACCTAAGCCAGAGTGGATTACGAGCACTAGAACCAGGAGCAATGTCAGGGAATCCTATCGTCTTGGTAAGAACATCCCTAGCATGTCTCCTGCTGCACTTGTAGATCTTTGCCAGATCATCCAGATTCAACAGACCGATCATAGAGGGCTGACCTCCCTACGCTCATGCTTCTTCAAAGACTGAATAGCGTTGTGAATCACATGAGCTTGGTGAAGTTTTCCGTTGGCTTGGTAATCCTGACGAATTTGCTCAAGAATTTCAATTGCTCGTTGCATCTTCAGCCTCCGCTTGTTTCTTCAGATCTGTGTAGTGACCCATGCAAAGCATGTACTCTTTACGATCCAAGCCAGTAGCATCACGAGCTTCTGCTGAGTACATGTTGAAGTGCCCAGACTGACGAACAGCTTCGTAGATCTTCCAGTTCTCAATCTGTTTAGGAGTAAATTTCTTATTAGGCATTACTAATTCCAATTAAAGAGTCATTAACTTTCATTGTGATTTGTGGTTTGCTTACTGGCCTAGCAAATAGAGCCATATTCATTGGTAATACTATTGAAGGATCAACAGTACGATAGGTTGGATAACCACCATAAGGACCATTTACATAAGCTACTGGTTCTGTAGTAATTTCTTGTGCTGCTTCAGCATCAAGACAAAACATTTCAATAATCTCTTCAAGATCACAGCAGCGGTTTTGATAGTGACAAGCCAATTTAATAGCTTTACTTAAAGCTTCTTCAAGAGCCACAATGTTCATATATCCACCTTTGCAGTAGCTGTGGTTTCTATTACTAGAGTTTCACCAGCAGCAAAATTAACTATAGGAACAAGCATCCAAAAAGCCAGCTTGTTTCCGTAGTAAAACTCAGCAACAAGACCATCATATTTCGGCTTGATTTCAATCCTGTCATAAGGTACTTGTACTTCTGTCATACATCCCCCTTCAGTGCTTCTTCCTTCTCCTTGGCTACCCGCTGAGAAGTCAACAAAGCAACTCGTATCTCAGGGTCTATGCTCGACAACACCCCATAGACTTCTTCAATGCTCATACCTTTAAGGGTGGCATCATTGATGTGGGTAATGATTAGATTGCGTAGTTCTGTAAACGTCATACATCCCTCATCAGTGCTGCACGGGCAGCGATTACCTGTCCTGCTGGCTTTGCATTCAGTAAGCCCTCACAAGATTCTGTGTACTGCACCAACATCGACAACGCCTCACGCAACCGAGCAACTTCTGCCTGTGCTTCAACGAGTTGTGCCTTAAATTCTTTATCAACCAATTGCGCTACTTGACACTGCTTGTCCAAAGCTCGGTGTGCTTCAGCGAGTTGGGTGCGTAGCTCGTCTTCTACTTTCGCTGCACCGTCTAACACCAGCAGTCCCATACTCTTTTCATGCTCCAACTCTTGGCGTAGTGCTGCGAGTGCGGAGGTGGGGTAGAGTGGCTCCATATCAGGAAGCTTGTTAAGTTCTCGGTAGTCGATGGCAATACTTTTGTTTCCAGTTGAGTACGCTACAACGTGACCTACTGGCTCCACATCCACCTTGTTTGTGTCAGTCATATATCCACCTTCATCGCTTCTTTGATTTTGTCTGCTTGCATATCATCAGACAGCAGATTCTTTGTCGATGGTGAATTAAAGTAGTCGAGGCAAGATTGCAGCGCCTTTCGCAACCGCTTATTCTCTACTTCCAGCTTCGCACCGGCGTCATCTAAGGTCGGGTATTCAATATCAACACCACACCCACAGTTATTGCAGGTGTATGTGATTGACCGCTGTTGGTGGTGGCATACCGGA